CTGATGAAAGACCTAATTTACTCTTAAGTTGACTATCAAAATCTTCTTCGCCTTTTCCTTCAAATGTACCCTCTAAAGGTTCAAAATGATCATAAACTTCCTTTTGCTCGTTTGGTTCTAATTTATCCAAAGCCGCTACAAGAATATCATTTGGCTCTGAAAAATCATCATTAGTACTATCACTTGCACTTTTAACCATTTGACTAATTGTACCTTTAGTTTTTTTATACTTATCTACTAGATACATTAATATAAGGTTATTAGGAACTTCTAATTCTAATACTGCAGAAACTGGATCTGAATAATCATCAAATCCTTCTTGATAAGTTTCTTCATTTTCTACGATGTGCTTTTTCAGCATCGCTTTGATTTTAGGCTCGAATGCTTCTTGAATTGCAGCTTTAGCGTTGGCCATGGCGCTTTCACGAACTGCTTTTGCATCAGCAATAGCCTGAGTGTAAATGTTTTCCATACTTTTTTAAAGTGTTTTTGGATTGTCTTAACCGCTCATTGGTGGGATATGGAGCGATATCGCGTATTATTGTATTAGCATCATATTGGGAGTGATGCATCTGTTGATAAATATACGACTTTTTTCTAGAATCGAGTTTTTAGAAAAAAAATACGCTCAAAAAGAGCGTACTTATAAAAATTACTTTATTTTTTTGTTTAATTTATGCAACAAACTCCGCTTTGTAAGCATATTATCTCAGAGATTAGCTTGCTTGCTTTTGAATATTTGTCTGCTTTAATTGTGTAATCTACTGATTCTTTTAGTCCTGGTTTTGATTCTGGATGCATGTAAGATCCAAAGTTAGATGGAGTAGATACAAAGTCCCAGCATATAATATCAAGATCATCTTCTACTTGAACTAGTCCTTCTCCTATTTGACTAACTGATCCCATTGCTCTAGAAGATATACCTACTGTAAGTCCATTTTCAAAAAGAGTCTTTAGTATGTTTCCAGATGGTGTTGGAAGTATCTCTACTTTTCCATATAGATCTTTTCCATCCCACCAGCACTCTACTATGTTATGACTTACGTTCTTTAGGTTTATGATGCTTACTTCAGGGTGATCTAGTTCTCCAAATGCTCTCTTCTCTCTTATAGGTCCATCGATGTATTTTTGAACCTGGGATCTTAAGATGTCATATGGATATATCCTTCTGTTGGCATTTGGCACGTCAGCAGATGAGAGCTTTCCAACCACCATCATATTGCCTCCACGACCCAGTCCTTCTTTGAGACTGCTTATGGGCTTAAATGATGCATATTCTATTAAAAGTTGTTTGCTCATATTTTATACTGTTACGCTTTTATTTTTATTTATAGCATCTTCTGCATCACTATACGCAGGACCACTTAATGTTTTTCTTAATTGTCCTTTTATTTGATTTTTATTAGTTTGACTTGGTATATACGTAGTAAGTTCTGTCATTTTCTTTTTCCTCAAAAACTCCATCACCTTTTTTATCACCTTTTCTTTCTTCTCATCCATCGTAGGTTCGTGCTTCTTAACCTCTGGAGTCTTTTCCTCTACTGGTTTCTTTGCCTCTTCGGCGTAGTGTCTTAGCGCGTTTATCTGATAGTCCTTTTTGCTACCATCTTCAAATGCAACCGTTGCTGTATCTCCAACTAGTCCTTCTATCACGCCTTTTCCTTCAGGAACTTGTACTCCATGACCTACTCCATATTCGTGATGGGTGTCCTCATTTAGTTTTTTTTTAAACATGAAAGAAAGCAGAGATTCCAATACGGTCTCTTTAGTTCCTGGATTTTCCATTTGCTTTATCCCACCGTGACCTTTTTTAGATCCCTTCATCTCTTTTACTCCCTTTGGCTTTCCTTTCTTGTTTTCTGTCTTTGAAGCCTTAACGTTTGTCTTTGGCTTTTCTAGACCCTTTGGAGATTTCATCTGGTTGTGTGGATCCTTAAGCTCGCTCTTTACTTGAGTCATCTTAAGCTTCTCGTCTACCTTGTGAATTTCTTTTGCATTTGATACTAAAACTTCGTCATATGCTCTAGGATCTTTCTGAAGTTTTTTAACTACCTTTTCTGTTATTTTCTGGTATACTGCTGCATCGATCATAGGAAGCTTTGCCAACTCCATGTTCACCGCTTTCTTTACTAGGATCGGATTAAGTCTATCTATCTGATGGTATAGATCTTCTTGCTCGTTTATGATCTTTTTTGATTCGTTTAAGCCTTCTTGTTTTTGAGATGATTTTCTATATGTAACTAAATCAGCATGAGGTATTTTTATTTCACCCTCCTTAGTATTAAAAGTATATTTCCCATCTTTATCAGAAACAAATTCTGCATCAAAATATTTTTTAGCGCCAGGCTGATTTTTATATTCTACGGCAATATCTAATTTAGTACCTTGTTTTGTGCCATTAGGTATATATACACCAAACTTAGCTTCTTTTACTAGTCTTTTTGGAGATTTGCTCTCTTTTATTTGATCATATGGAGGTAATTCTGTTTCATCCCAAGCTAAACGTGCGCCCAAATATCTTGCTTTTTTATATAATTTTTCTGCTTCCTTCTTATCACCAGCTTTAAATGCGGCATATCCATCATCATATGCTCGTTCTGTTTCTTCTTCATCTGTTTGATTTTGATCATAATCTCCATCTGAACCTCCATACATTACTGCTTCTTTGATCATGCCTTTCTGCTTCAAGATCTTAATGGCATCTTCATAAGAAGTCAAGTTAGATATAAATGGAAGCTGAGCATCACGACGAACTTCATATAAGAACTTCTCTTTTGATACTTTACCAGCTCTATGTTGCGCAAATAAGTTTGCTACTGTCATTTTTCTATATTTTTAGTAATAAATATTGCTTTATCTACCTTGGCCTCTATATTTCTTTGGCTTTGGAGTATGTTTATTGTATGCTTTCTGAGGATTACCTTTCTTCCTTACTCCAAATGTTGTCTTATTTGATCCTCCAGTCGAGTTAACCTTTGCCATATTCTATTTGAGTTTTTTGTATTCTACGTAGATTCTTTTTATCATGTCGCCCATTTTATCCATGGACTTCTTTGTGTGAGCGGTTTCATTCATCATTCCAGCTATTGACAGATCGCTCTTTAGGGTTGCAAGGTATTCCATCATTCTATGTACCTTAGCAAGTTCTTTTCTAACTATAGACATTCCTGCATTTAATTGCCCTGCACCATTTCTCTCTCTTGCTTCTTTTTTAAACTTAGAGTAACTCTCTTGTAGGCTTTCAGATTCTCCCCACACGTATTTATATTCAAGTCCTCCTGTTGATGGTCGGTTAAGGATTGAAGGGGCTGGAGTGAAACCAAACTTTTTTACTGCATAATTGGTTTTTATTTTACCTGCTGCAAGTTTTGGTTCTTTATCTTTTACTTCTTCTTTTGGTTTTTTCCTTGGTTGATCTAGAGCTTGAGCATATTGCTCTCCAGATCCTCCAGTAAGTGTGGCTCCACCAGGTCCTCCTCCAGACACAGACATTTCATCTACTATGTCTGGGGCATTGCGTATCATATCTTTTGCTTGATCTACGGTAATTTGACCAGACGCTATCATACGCATAAGCATATCAACAAGCTTTTCTGCTACTTTCTGATCGTCGTAGGATGGATCATTTTCATCTGTACGAAGTCTATCTACCATCGATTGCATGTCGCTCATTTGTGTACCGTATTAAGTTCGTCTATCAAATCTATGTATTGTAAAAGACCAGCTATCGTTTCGTCCTTTATCTTTGTTACCGGTTGGATCAGCTTTACCACCTCGTCTAGCTTTATTTTCACTACTGGATCTGTGACTTTCTTTGATATTGCTTGTATCTCAGATTTAACCTCTGTAAGCTGTGTATTTACGTATTGATTAAGCTTTGTGGTGTCTGATATGCTTATTATGTAGTGTTTAAGCACATCCTTTTGTCTTGCAGATAGACCATCGTATTTCTCATTGAATTTCTCTACAAGTATCTTATAGGTAAGCAGTCTGATCTCTTTGTCCTCCTGCATTAACTCTTCCATGATACTCTTTGACGCTGGCATATTATCCAGCTTAGATTTAGTTACGTGTTCTAGGACAACCACCTTATTGAGGAAAACCTGTCTTACGTCCACATCTTTTGTGTTCTGGGACTCAAGTGTGTTGTATATCGCAGCCAGTGTCTTGTAGTTATCGACCTTTGCTTTGAAGAACTCGTCTATGTCGTAACTTTGCTTGATCTCTTTTATAAGATTATACTTAAGTTTTTGTATCGTCTCTTTGTTCAGCTTCTTATACTGTTCTACTATAGTCGATATCAGCATCTCTGCCTTTGACTCAGAAAGCTTTGGACTTGTGATCACGTTGTTATATAGAGCGTACTCCTTTCCAAGCTCTGTGTTTGTGAAATACTTCTTCAGTATCTTTACGGCTTTAGAGTCTCTGTTGGCTATGAGATCGGCCGTGGTCTGTCTGACCAGCAGCTCGAAAAGTATGCCTGAATTTCGATATTTCGAATGTTTGAATGATGCCATGTATTGAATCAGTTCTACCTATAAATATATGTAATTGTGCCTCGACCGTTTATTCCTTTATGTTTCTCTCATCTAGAAGTCCGCCTGTCTCTGAATTGTTCTCAAACAGGGTTATCTTTTTACCTTTAAACATCTTTGATAGATCTTCTTTATTCTTAAGATATACTGCCATCGTGCTCTCGAAGCTTAGTGGTCCTCCTTTGTATTCAACTTTGTCTTCACCACGTTCCATGCTTGATCCCATACCTTTTCTGCCTATAGGATCTCTACCGAATGCACTCTTATCAGTTCCTATGATAGACTTATATTTCTCAGGTCTTCCAGGCATCTTTACAGGTTCATTTGGATTTGTCTCATTATATCCTAGAGGTACGTCTAATGTTGGTTTTCCTCCGTATAATCCAGCTATCTGAGATGGAGTTCCAAACGCAGTTCCAGACTCAAGAGGATCGTTTCCTTCTGTCTCTATCTGGTCATATCTAAACTTACGTTTTTGGTCTTCAACGATCATGTCTTCAAGCTCACCAAATGAATCTGGAGAAAGATGGAAGATATTTTCCCATACATATTCTTTAGGAAGTATTGCGCCTTCAACGGCAGATGTCGCAAGGTCGATCTTCTCTTTGAACATTGCAATTCTCTCCTGATCGTATATGATAGATGGATTTGTCAGACTTAAAGTAAAGTTTGCCATGCCCTCGTCTGTGTACCCGTTTGCATATAGGTGAACCAATGCTACTTTCTTAAGCTCTGATACGATAATTCTCTGCAATCTTTCCACTGTACGAGCAAACCTGATGTCTTCTGCTGCAAGTGTAGCTTTACCAGTAAGATCCTTTTCATATCCCATGAACGCCTTAGGAATCTTCAGCGCCGCAAACAGTTTTTCTCTAAAGTATATTACGTCTTCGATTGCATTATACTCAAGTCCTTTTGCAGTATCTATTCTGGTTGAGGTATCGTTTCCTCTCACTGGCACTATAAAGTCTTCGAGTAGGTTCTGCTGGTTATATTTTAAGTTGTAGTTTCCAGTTTGAGGATCGATAAGTGGAGTCTTCTTCATCTTATTGATCATCTTCTGAACGTAGTTATCCACTTCGTTTGGAGGAATTGCGCCAACGTTTGTGTAGAATATCCTTCTCTCTGGGGCACGTGTTATCCTGTGAATCAACATTGCGTCCTCGATGAGCGTATATTGCTTAAATAGCTTCCTTGCTGGCTCTAGGTATGATCTACCATAAGGGAGATAATTAACGTCCCCAATTAGCCTAAAATGCGCCATTTCGTAGTTGTCAAACCATACTCCCGGATCCTGATTGTTGAAAGCCGAAGTGTATCCTGAAGTCGAAGATAGAGCTGCGTTAGGATCGAACTTGAATCTTACCTCGTTTGGATTCTCAGGGTTGTATCCTTCCTGACGAACTATGTTGTAGGCTGAGAACGGAATCACGTTGTAAACTCCGTACTTTTCAGAGATCTCCATCTTAAGATAGAAGTCTCCATACTTGCACATGTTTCTTATCCACGACCAGAGATTGAACTCTATGTTTAGTACCGAATAGAAAAGATTCTCAAGAAGCTTCTGTATGTTTTCGTCAGAAGATCTTATAGTCAATACTTGTCCTTGTTCATTCTTCAGAGTACACTCGTCAGCTATGATATCAAGCGCAGATGCAATAATAGCGTCTGTGTCCATCGCATCATAGTCAGCGTATATCTGAACCCTTGCAGATTGATAATTTTGAGCTAAGTTAAGATTTACACCGTACGCAGTAGATGTAGTGTATACCTTATGGAACCTGTCTATCAGTGAGTTGGTTTGGATAACACCGTTTGCTTGAATGTTATCGGTATCCATTACCTGTAAAGTGTTTCCCCCTGCATTTCTTATTATGACGTCCGTGCTAAATAGCCTACGGAGGGTCGAGAATAAATTTTGTTGTACTTCTGCCATTTTTTATTATATTAACCAGGACAAATCCTCTATTGAGTTTCCACCCATTGAAGGTGTTTCCATTTGCCATGGGTTATGAGTTATAAAATTACTTGAATTGTATATAGGTGTATCTCCTACTTTTTTTACTGCATTTAGAGTTGCATATGTAAGACTCTCTGCTGTCCTTCTAAATCTTATTGAAGAGTCCCTCATATACATAGATATCGCAAAAGACATTACAAGGTCATCATTATATCCCTGCATTGCTTGAGCTTTTGAGTTTTTCCATATAAACACTCTCAGCTCTTCTAAAAGTCTTATTGATCTTATCTTTACCTGCTTGGTCTCTATGAAGTCCCTCATCCTTTCTACTATCAGAGGTCTTGATGCTGATGACATTGTGAATCCTGGAACTAATGAAGAATCATTTGCACCATATCTTTCAAGTTTCTTTTCTTGATCTAAGCTAAAGTCTGTTCTGTGCGAGTAATGCAGATTTTGATATCCACTTTCAATCAGAGTCTGTAGAACGTCCCAGCCTATATTTGCATTTTCCACAGCTACTAGGGCATTGTTATACTCGAATGCTGCAGCTAGTATAGTCTTAGCATATTCCCTAGTATCGCACTGAGACTGATATTCTGCTACCTGGGTCAGCGTATCTACATCTATGATATGGAATGCGGAGTAGTCAGCTCCGTCTCCTCTAGCGACGTCTGCGCATAGCAGATACGTCTTCATAGGACTAGGGTATTCCCATATCCACATAGATTTATCAAGTCCTCTTCTTTCTAGTGGTTCTAATACCGAATTCTCTTCATACCAAGTTAATATATCTGGTATGATTACCGTATTACCTGAGCTTGAGAAGTCACAGTCACACTCTTGTGCAGCCATTCTAATTCCCAAGTCATTATCCTGTTTATCTCTCCATACTTGTGTTCTTTCTGGGTGTACTGTCCAAGGAAGAGAAACTGGAACAAAGCTATTTTCTTTCTTCTGTGCTCTTGTGTATGTTTTGTGAAACCAGTTACCAACACCATTAGGAGTAGAAAGCGCTATACACTTACCACCGGTTGCCAATGTTTGTTGAGCAGAACCAAAAAGTTCTTCTGCATTATCGATAAATGCAGCTTCATCCATTGCAAGCAGAGATACGGCTTCAGAACGTGCTGAGTCACTTGCTCCTGATACTGCTTTGATTTGAGAACCATTTTTAAGCCTTAGACTTAGACGGTTATCTTCTGTTGTACCTATTTTTAACCAAGCTGGAAGATTATCATATGCAAATCGTACTTTGGTAACCATGTTCTTTGCAGTCTCCTGCTTAGTCGCGATTACAAGTACGTTTTTATCTTTATGGAATATCATCAACCATAGAGCATACGCTGATACTAATGTTGAAATTCCTAACTGCCTTGATTTGTTTATTATGACGTTTTTATCTCCAGTGAATACTTTTAATACTGATTCCTGGAAAGGATATAGATTAAACAGCATCCTGCCTTTTTGAGGGTGCTGAATCATGTAATATTTCTTCATGAAATACACTGGATCTTCAGCGCACTTCAAGAATTCCTCTCTTATTTTATCCTTTATTGATGCCTGTTTTACTATTGGCTGAGACATAAAACTTTTGTTTATAAATATATCGTATTTTAACGTCTATATCTATAAGACTTAATCATAACTATTTTTTTCGAGTTTAGAAAATATAACTTTTTAGTTTACTGTTTTTAATCTTTTTATGTCTGCAAATATTTTATTTAATAATGCATCGTCATCAGTTTTTAAAAGATCTAAAAAAAAGTCTGCTAATATGACTTTGGCAGCTAGATTTAAGTCTTTTACCTCTTTTCCTTGCTTTAAGTATCCCAACACTGTATTAAATCTTGTCGGATCAATTCCCAATGCTTTTATATTTTGAGTATTAAAAGATCCTCTTATTTTTTTTGTTGATGAAGATTTAGGATCAATTTTTTTAAGCTCTTGTATTATGGATTCTTTTTGTATTCCAGTAACTGTTCTACCTTTATAATTCTTTTTTAAGTAATCGACTAATTGTTGATTCATGTTAAAATCGTCTTCTAAAGGATCACTATCTGATTTTCCCTCTATGGTCTTTACCAAGGTTTTTATAAACCCATTTTCTACAGTATTGTCAACAATTGCAGAAGTTTCATCGTCTATGTCTAGTTTGTCCAGCCAAGTATTTGTTTTTTTATCATCAGGTTTGCTTATTGCTGCTCTTACAAGATCAAATACATTTTTTGCATTAGACCCTCCCGGTATTAATCCTAAAACTTGATCAATAGCCACTTCTCCAGCTTTCCCAACAATTTTTTGTTTTTTTTGTTTGGTTACAATGCTATTTAGTAGATTTCTAAGATCTCCGTATGTTTTGAGTTCTATATTCTCCATCTTTTAATTTTTATGCTTCTGCTGGTACTTCTTCTGATGTTGCTAATCCTGGCTCTTCTTTTTCCGTTGGAAGCTCCTCTGATCTAGATCCAGACTCTTCTGTAGGACCTTGTGCATTTGATTTAGTTCCGTATCTCTGAAGTCTTGATATCGCCATCGTTGCTCTTTGCACTTCTCCAAGATTCATGAGATAGTATCTCTTTCCTAGCACAGTTGATTCATATGCTTTACCCATAAAAGTCATGTAAAAATACTGACCATTTTTAAGTAATACTTTAAATGTAGTTGGTTTTCCAGACATTATAAAGATACCTGCGAGATACTCTTTAAAGTTATCTCCCATCAATACGATAAGATTATTTCTCAATCTATTGTACTTCTTTATGATATATCCCATTGGATCAGCATCAAATTCTGGATTGCTGTGATCTTCATGGACTTCTTTTATCACATTTTTTAGTATGTCTTTCAGTTTTATCATGATAGTTATAAATATTATCGAATTAGAGTAACGTCTCCCTTATCCATGTATTCTCTGCCTTCACATTCGTATATCACTACCCAATAGTAAACTCCCAACTCCTGTGGTATTCCTCTGTGAGTTCCGTCCCAGCCTTTAGTCGCTAATAGTCTTGACGAGTAAACTTCTTCTCCAAATCTGTTATACACTGTAAACTGAGCTACTTTAAATCGTCCTCCTACTGGTCTGAATAAATCATTTTTACCATCTCCGTTAGGTGTGAATGCTGAAGGAACTGCGAATTGACAACATGAACGAGGATTCACATATTGAGAATCTACACTCATACAACCGTAGGTAGAAAGAGCGTATAAAGTTACTGTTCTAGATTTGTCAATAATTCCTGAAATGTAAGTTTGTGTTACGTAATTTTGTCCTGGGAAATATTGTATTGGCAACCAACGATAAATGATTCCTTGTCTTGGATTAAGTGGTTCAAAGTCTAACGAGTCATCGATACAAATGTTATCGTCAAATGGAGCAATTCTAGCGTCAGGATATGGTTGTACGTCAATTACCTTCTTTACTGTATCTGAAACACAAAGAGTATTTTCTACATTAAGTTTGATGATGTATGTTCCACTATCTGGATATGCCAAAGTGTAAATTCCTTCAGGTCCTGCTCCAGCTGATACAAATGTTGCAGCTCCAAAGTCCCAATAGTGAAATAGTACATTATTCTTTTGATGTGTTGCTAAAATCTTTATGGTGTCTCCTTTACAGATGTTTGCTTTTGGATAAACGTCTATTTGCACAGTTGGAATTGGAATGACTTTCAGTTTTAAAATCATTGTAGAATCACACCCAAATCGGTTTGTAAATGACACTGAGTGAGTTCCAGAGTCCGAATAAACATTACCTGCAAATTGAATAGTGTCTCCATTACAAATAGAATCGTATACTGTAATTAAATGAGTAGGTAATACGGTTACAATTACTCGAGTAAGAGAATCACATCCTTTAGTCGTAGAGAACATTACTGGATAAACTCCTGTAGAAGTGTAAGAAACTCCATTGAATACATAGCTATCTCCTGGACATATTGAAACAGCAATAGTGTCTGTGTACGTTGGGTTGATTGTAACTTTAATTGGTACTCGATTAGATTCACAACCTGCTACTGTTTGAGTTACCCACCACGTTGTAGTTCCTACAGTAGTTGTACTAGGTATTGGAGCAGTTGTAGTTCCTGTTCCACCTGTTGAAGTTGTATACCATTTTAAAGTTCCGACTCCAGTTACATTTGCAGTTAAAGGAGCAGATGTAGAATAGCGACAATATTGAGTATCTCGTGCTATTGGAGAAGCTGAAACTATTGGAATTACTGTTAACAGAAAAGTTTTATTAAGTTGACGACAGTGAGTTGTGTCAGACCCTGTAATTGTGTAAGTAGTGACTGCCGTAACGTCTGACATTGTAAGAGTTGTAGAAGTTCCAGTAGTTGCAGAAAGTCCTATACCTGGAGACCATGTCCATTTGCTCCAAGACCACGATTTATCAGACCCACCTAAAATATCTAAATTAGCAATACCAGACGCTGCGATACAAGTAGTAACAGTGTCTACAGAATCCATTATAGTTCCATTGACCATTAATTGAGGTTCTGGGAAAGCTGTGTCTAACGAAGCTGTCCATCCTGAAGTCGCTCCATTGTAAATGTAGGCGTAAGAGAATACTGTAGAATCGTTTGGAAGTATGTTACATAAATTGAATACCAGTCCTATTGCAATGTCAGATGAAGTTCCTGAGTTTACTGTGTAGTATGTAGTTCCTATCGTAGTTACTGTTCCTGCCCACATTGCGGCATATGAAGTTCCTGTTGGAAGTGGCCATGAATTGTAAATCAAACACTTTGCCCTATTGTCTTTTGTTCCTAACGCAATTGCTGCTGGAGGAGTTCCTGTTGAACCAGCTCCACCTGTTGCAGTTGCCGAAACCATTACTCGGTGATAGAAGTCATTTTGAAAACGAATTGTATTAGCTGTTGTAAACGAACCACCCCACGGCACAGATTGGTCAGGGTCGCAAGACCTCATGTAATAGACGTTGTTGAGAGGAGTCGCTCCGGCATTTTTCAATTTAACAGTAACAACAAATGCTGAGGATAAAGTGTCTACTCTATATTCCTTTTCTATTCGTAACTGTCCTGATAGAAAAGTTCCTGTCCAAGTTCCTTTAGCCTGTCCACTTATATTTGTGTAAGTAGTAAATGAACCGATAGCTACTCCTAAACCTCCTGATAAGTTACAGTTAGTTGAATAAGCCCATTCTCGAGTTCCATTTACTTCTATACCCCAACCTTCCCAAGGAGAACCTGGAAGTGTATAGTCACCCATGTAGTTTGGAGTTCCTACTGCCCAACCATCTAACCCAAAGTCATACACTGAAGCGAGTAAGTTAGGAGATGAACCGCCGCAAAGAAATACAGTGCCTGAGTTTCTAGGATGATAACCAGGAAGTGCTGCAATTCCAGAACCTAAAGATGCGTTTGGTTGAGCACCGATTTCTAAATACTTTCCTTGTAAGAAAAGGTTACCGGTTGCAATTTGAGCATTACTATTAAATGCACAGGCTAGAGTCATTAATAGACCTAGCAATACGATCTTAATTTTATTCATAGTCTTTTATTTTAGTCAGATGTTACTTCTGCTGCATATTCTGCTACGCTATGCATGTAATCGCTAGCAAGAGTTATATATGCAGAAACCCAGCCTGGAAGTTCTGTTCCTGGTTGGATCATGTTGTATATCTTCGTTGCATTAGAGATCATGTCTTTGAGTTCTCCTCTTGCCATAGTAGATTCGTGATCTTCAGATGGTTGACCCCAAACATCATGCTTTCCACCTTCTTCTTCGTCTTGTCCACATTGAGAACAATACGTTCCAGTCATCACCGATCCACAATCCTCGCACATTTTTTCTTCTATAGGATGTATTGAATTTATTGCGTTCATGTCCTGGTTTTGTAAAGAGGGCATTGTAGAAGTTTCTGTTTCTTCATTTCCGAAAGATATTACAGGAGTTCCTTTTACTTTCTTGTCAAACTCTTTAAGCAGGCTTGTAAGTTTTATCATTTTATTTTTCTTTTTTAGGTTCAAACCAATCGCTACACCACTTTGTAGGATCTTTTATGTCCATAACTTCGCTTCCATTCCACTTTGCAAATAGAGAGTTTCCACAGATGTGCTGATCATTCTCGTAGCTGTAGTATTCACAGACAGCGCAGCTGAATCCAACCGAGCTGTACATAAATGGTTGATGATTAGCTGGATATACCGCTTCTCCCTTTATCTCTTCTTGTAGTATCTTTATGAGGCTTATCATTTTATTTTTGAGTATAGGTACACATTATATGAGATGGGTATACACCCGCTTTAGAACTTCTTATGTTTACCTTAAAATTATATATTGGAGATTCAAATATTATATCTATTCTTTTTCCTTTACCTCCAGTTCCTCCATAATATATTTTAGGAGAAGATACATCAGAAGCGGTTTTTGTGTATTTCTTATCGACTTTAAAAAACTGATCTCCTCCTCTTTTTATATGAGCCATGTAGTACCCACTTCCTATTCCAGATTCTATTAATCTTTTTATTTTTTCTATATCGTATTTAGTAGATTCGGGATTTTTATTGAATTTAGAAAAATCTGCATTTCCATAATCGTTAAATACTTGACAGAATAATTTATTATTTATTCCAAAAGTTTCTAAAAGAGCAATACCATTTGCATTTGTAATTTTTCCTGATTTTATTTCTGATACAGGCAACACTTTTGCTACACCAGAATTAAAGAAATTTACTACTCCTCCATATTTTATTGATATTTGATAGGTATTTGAACCTTTGATTATCGTTACATCTGTAAGAGTTTCAGCAAGAGTTTGATTTGAATAATCTATTATAGGACCTGATGGAGTAAACTTTAATGGTCTTCTTTGATTTTCATGAGCTACTGATTTAATCTCAAAATTACCTTTTTTTAATCCAAGTTCTTTTGACATTTCTATCATCAAATCTGGATGTGTAAAGTTAGATAAATTAGCTTTTGATATACCCTCTTCTTTTAAAGTACTGAGATCTTTGGTAATACTAGTTTCTGTACTAAGTCCTTTTGATTTAATACCTCTACCACCTCTAGATCCATGTCCCCATTTTATTTTTACGCCGTTCCACGTATTTGTAACTTCAGGTTTTATTTCTTTTTTTAACTTACCTGATATGTATTTTATAAAATTAGGATCTCTTTCTAAATCTCTTGATATTTTTACTTCTGAAGATGCTGGATCAATCATACCTATAGGATCTTCTAATTTTAATCCAGGATATTTTTTTATTATAGAAAATAATTGCTTTACAGCATCATTCTCTATTTCATCTTCTGAAGTAGGAAAAAATCCGTATGCTTCTAATAGTATATCAATAAGTTTTATCACGAATTTTTATTTTTACGCTTTAATCCAATATAAAATCCAAAGAAGACTCCCGCAATACAGTACAAAGCGAAATTGGCCTTCCACAAACTTCCTAAAGTCTCGATCAGCCAGTACTGTACCAAGTCGAAACCGAAAGGGTTGAAGAACATTGCCGCCATCAAGCATAGAGTCGCCAGATTTTCTTTTAATGTTTGATTCCAAGTTTTTACCATCGGGGTCCATCTACAGATCTTTTCGTTATCAAATATACAACCTATTTCTTTTTTATTTTCTTTCTTTTTTTCCAAAGAGTCTTATCAGCTTGTCTTGCTTTTCCTTTTCCTGTTACAAAGCTATTGACTCTTGCCATGGCCCACTGGTGTTGTGATACTCCTGGTCTGTGTCCTGTTTTCCAAGCGGCTAGACCTTTATCATAGACTTGTCTTAACGTTGTCTTTGATATGCCGGTTGCCTTGGCTTTATTGCTTAATGCTTTTTCTACGGACTGTGAATGTTTTTCAGATAACACAGACTCAAGTATCGTGGTGAGTTTTATCATGATTTTCCAAACATTTTTTCGTAAGCTGTAGTGGCTTTTGATTTTTTTGTTTTGTACTTCTTCGTCTTTGCTTTATCACTATAATCTGCTTTCCATTTTCCATACGCACTAGGATCGTCAGAGCTTAACTTAGAGACTCTTTCAATCTCTTTCTCCATTGCTGACTTATTCTTTGTCAAGTACTTTGGACTTATCTTTCTTTCTGGTATGAAATCTGACAGCTTTATCATGTTTATAAATATTGCAGGTTTATTTAAGCAGGTTATAATACTCGTGGAAATGTTTCTTTCTGTCTTCAAGTCCTATCACTCCTCCATTTACGCACTTTGTAACCGCAGTAATTGCAGCATCAGAAGCGTCTGTACACTTTGGCAAGCAACGAGTAAAGAACCAAGCAGCAGACGCCAGAGGATACTTTGTAGCTACCAGATCTGGATTACCTACGCAGTCGTCTCCAATTGCTTTTGAAAATGCAGTGTAATTTTCCTTACCCGTTAGCTGAATATATCCACGACCTCTGAATTTATATCCATCTCCAGAAGCCTCAGGACCGTTACCCATACGACCTCCGTAAACTAGGTTAGCTATCTTCTCAGGCTTTCTTTCGTACAATAGAGCTTTCTCGTCTGTAGGGAAATACTTGCCAAAGATTCCACGAAGACCTTTTGCTCCGTAGTTCAGATTCTCATTCACAGCTTTGAAACCGCCTGATTCGTGACCAGCCTGAGCTAAAAAGTGTGCAAGTTTGATCGGTGTGTCCAATCCAAATTTTGCCATTGTGTCTGGCAGTTGCGCGATAACGCTGTCCGGAACGTGTCCTTTTAATTTGTTGATGTCCATGGTGTATTAGGTTTGTTTTTGTTTTCTTTATTTGAACCAGGTTGAAGGCATCCAGCTTCCTATGAGCGCTCCGGTAATGGCCACTCCTCCTACTATGAGTCCTCCAAGTATCGCTGATTGTCTTGCTCTGTGTGAACTGTTTCTTTTTTCAGATTCCAACTGGGCGTTAAATAGCTCAGTCTTTGTCTGCATCTCTGATTTAAAAAGCTCTAACTTAGATTGCATTTCAAGCTTATATAGATCGAGTTTAAACTCAGACTCAGATTTGCCCATATCGTACCTGATTTTATCCAGCTCTGCTTTTCTTACTAAAGATGATATGGTATCTTTATACATAAATAGCTTCTCAGTGATGCTCTGATTTGTCTTTATCAGATCCTTGTTTGCCTCTGATAGCTCTGAGTTCTTGTATTGAACCGCTGTTATGTAGTCAGTCATAAAATCGTTTACCTTGTTTAGGGTATCGATTCTCTTTCTCTGTGATTTGATAGAGTCTCTTAGAAGCACAAAAGAGCGATTCATGTCCTTGCCTTGCTGCAGGGTCATGATTACCACTGTATCTCCGTCGTATATCCTTGTGACCGGATACTGAGTAGAGTTTTTAGTGTCCATTGTTGCTGGAGCTGATCTTGGTGGAGTGCTCGTAACTGTATAGGTCTTTGATACTACATTGGTGTCATTCTGGGATTGCTTCTGTTGAGATTGGCAATAGCCCGAAATGCTTATCAACAGCGCCATCAGTATCATTAAGCCTTTTCCTAAGTTCATTGTTTTCTTTTTTTAATACTTTTACTTCTTTATTTAAAACCTCTATGCTTTTTGCAGTTTTTTCAACCTTGGTAACTATTATAGAATCACTCTTTGCGTTGTTTTCTCCAGCGTGGGCAACGTTTTCCATGCTCTTTTGCAGTATGGTATCAACGTATACTGATTCCGCCGGAGCTGAAGACTCTGCTGCTGGAGCAACCGTATCTACTGGAATGTACTTGTTTTTCAATTCCATAATCTGATTCTTGCCTAAAAAACCTATTGCGGCAATTCCAGATACGATCATTATAATCTTTTGCTTCATCTTTTTTACTTTATTTTTCCAAGTTGTTGAAGAACTGCAATCTTTGATTCTGCTGCGGCAAGTGTACTATCTGATCTTCTAAGTTGATTTCCAAGGTTTTCTATTCTAATTTCTAGAACTTGAATCTTCTTTGCTTGGGTCTCTATCTGTGATGTGTAGTTCATTTTACCATCCACGTATAAATATCCAATCGCTAGGAGAACCAGAAATAGCATGCCTTTTACCGGATCCTTGCTAAAGTCTTTGAAACTTATTGGCATCAACGAAGGCGCTTTAACTTCTGTAGCTGCTTTTGGCGCTGCAGGTTTTTTTGCCTGTGATTTTTTTATTACTTTTACTGTAGTCATTTTGATAAGGGTTTATTAAGTTTTACCTTTATTTCGCAAACCCTTATTTTTATTTTATAACTAAGACTTTGCTAATTTTGCTTTTGATTCGAAATCAGCTCTTCGTACCGCTGGAATTTTTCTTATTTGTTGCTCTATTGATCTTATAGTATCCATGTTAAAGGTTTTAAATGGAGCTGGATCAATCTTTACATTGATGTCCACAACGTACTTTTTAAGCTTTTCTGCTGATGGTTGACGATTGTTTGTTACTCTCACGATAGTTACTCCAATTATCGCTCTCATGTCTGAAAGTATATCTGAAAGTGGTCTTTGAGTAGTATCTGCCATCAATCTACCGTCTATTTGATAGATTTTTTCACTGAAGGTTTCGTTTACACTTCTTATGTTTTTAGCCGCCTTGACTGCTTTTTTAAAGGCTTCACTTCCTTTTTTTGCAGGTTTTTCTCCACGTTTACGTTTAGCGTGGATATTTGCCCAAAGTCCGTTTCTTTTTACCTCTTGAAGTATGCTGATGAGAGTTATCATCTTTTTATTATTTTTATTTTAAATGAGCCTGTTCCTTTTATGACTCTATGCCAAGCTCCTCTGGGAATAAATATCTCTCCTGAAATCTCTTGAGGCAATTGGTTTTCCATTTGAAACTTCCAATCCGTCTTTGTCACTGGAGATATTATCCTGTCTTCATTGTCTCTGTGCCACATTAATTCTACGGGGTCTATATTTTCATCAAATTCCCTGATCAATGCGTCCTGTATCAAAACATCTTTATATGGTCTCATGTCTACCAGAATCCTGAAAAGTTGCTTTTTAATCCTAGAAGCTTTGCGTATCTTGGAAGTCTGCATGCCCAGTATCCCGCTTGAGTTTTATCTTTCTTTTGAGCGCATTTATGTCTTGATGCAAAGCTTTTTCTTGCGGCTGGATTATTGATTTTTGCACTAAGTCCTGTGGTATCTCCAAAGCTTACTTTCTTAATGCCCCCAGTCTTTGGGTTTCTTACGAATACATAGAACTTTTTTGATCCTCCTCTTTTAGGTTTATTTAGCTCTGGAGTTTTTTTCTTTGCTTTTGCTTTAGCTTCAAGTAAAAACTCAGTTGTCATTGGATAATCAAGAGGAACTGTGATGCCTTTATATGTTCCGGTCAGCCCCAGGTCAGTTTCTGTTAGGTACCATGTATCTTCATCGCCTAAAGATAAAAGTCCCTTATTTAGCAACTGGCGCGCTTCTGTGAAAAGTGCTATAAAGTTTACTGACTGAGGACGATAGATGTTCTCGTTAAGATCGATGGAATTGTCCAAATGGTAAGCAAGCCCCTCAGATATAAGGAGCTTGTTTACAGATTCGTCTAGTGATATTTTGCCTCTATTGCAACACATGTTAGTGTAAATATTGAAGTTTGTAAAGTGTAGTCTCTATCAATGCCACAATCTCATCTACTTGATTCTGGATATATGTGTCTTGAGTTAATCCAGCTCTGGTCATCTCGACATAGGTATTTAAAGCGGTAAAATACTTTAAAGGATCATTGTCTTCTCTAAAAGTCGATGGACCGTTATATCCTGTGATGATACCATATTTGCCCTGATAAGACTCAACAAGATCATCTACAAGTCCTACTATCTCTTCATAGTATGCTCCAAGTGCTAGATGTTTTGCTCCTGAGTCTTCGCCTATAGCTTGCCAGTGAAATATGTGTGCCTGTGTTCTTGAGGCTAATAGTGTTGATATGAATTTTGCTATCATGTTATTTACGTTCTATTGTATAATACCAAGTTTGTTTTCCACTTCCTTCTGGAGCATGAGGATAGATATTGAATTCGGTTTCAAAAGTTTTTTCATGTTTACCATCCATCTCTTCTCCCCCATTATATACAATTACCGCACTTTTTTTACCGGGACTTTCTACTTTTATATTTTCGTTAGGAAATTTTTTTTTTATAAAATTTTTAAGTGTATCTTCAAAAGATTCTTCAGTATTTTCTTGCATATTTTTTTCTTCTACAAGTTCCCAAGCTCCCTTATTGAAAAAATGATCGACATGAGAAATCCAAGTTGGAGAAACATGATTTTTACCTTTACGATCAGTATATGTTATTATTACTTCATTAGGAGTTTTTTCAGAAACTTTACTTATTGTATAGACTACATCACTTGCTTTGGCTGTGAATTTATCTCCGATCTTCCATTTCCTTTCACCTACATTTTCTTTCAAGCTTTTCTTATCTTCTTCTTTTTCTTCGATTGGTGTCTTACTTTTTTCTACCATTTCAAGTTTATCCATCAATTCTTGTATCTTAGCTTGGATCTCTGATATTTTACTTTTATGCATTGAAGCTTCTTTTGGATTTGCTTTTGCCATCTCCATCATGTCTTTCTGCTTCTTTTCAAGCATTGTGATAGTTTTAGTAAGCTTCTCTGTTACTTTGCCTTTCTTTTCTTCAAGCTTCTTCATACCTGTCATGTGTCCATCGTATAGCTTTTCTGCTACTTTCTGTGCTTCTTCCATTGATGCATATACTCCGTGAACAGTCTGGGCATCTACTCCATGAGGTTGAATTCCTGTGATAGGATCTACTTCGTATACCATACCAGCCATATCACATCCAGCACTAGGTTTTTGTACTACGTAGAGTTGTCCTACTTTGTTTTCGTACTCCATATTTTCTTTGATTGCTTTTTTAGATTCTTTTTTAGGCTCGTGTATGTGAAGAGCTGCAAGATATTTATTCAAAGCTGTTTTAGTTCCGGCCGTAGATCCAACCTTTTTTCCGTTAGATTTTTTGTAAACTACGTACTTATCTCCTTGTTTTTTGTAGGTGTATGGCATTTTTTATTTTTTTATAAATATACTAAATTTCTATAGCTTTTACTTTCTCAAGGCTTTCTTTTATCTGAGCGTATACTTTAGACTTATCTCCACCTTTCCAGCTTTCGATCTCTCCATTCTCTGAAACAAAGGATTCTTCTTGCATATTGAACCAGTGATCTATTGCCTTTTCTACGTCTTCGAGTGATGCGTTTTTATTTGCATTCATAATCCCCTTCTCGTACTCTTCCCACTTGCCCTGTTTCTTTATGTCCGCCTCCATATCTATCACGCAGTCAAAGCACATCTGGTGGATGTTGTACATCTTCTTGTTCAGATCGTGGTACTTCATTGGTTTTGAACACTTTGGACAGCACAGGGGCATGCTCATCAGCTTCTTTATCGAGTCGAGCTTTGTCACCGTCTGCTTTATCCCGTTTTTGATCGTCCAGGTTTTGCCGTCTTCCTCCCAGGTGTCTCCTTCTTTGCGATCTTCGATCTTCTTTTCATATCCAGATTGTACTTGAGTCTTATCTCCAGTCTTACCTGTTATGAGATTTCTTAGTCTTGCAACGTCCTTCTTAGAGAACTCTTTTATTAGATTTGATTCCTTTGCCATTTTTCGTAACTTTTGATTCGTATATTAGTGGTTGTATTTTTCCGTATTCTCTCATTATAACTCCAGCTACATTATGAGCTTGGTTTTCAATAGGTGATCCAGTCTTTCCTGAATCTGGACCTAGCATGTTCAACTCATTTTGTTTGTGGTGTGCAAGTTCATGAGCTAGAGTTCTGCAAATATCAGCCAGGTTTCTGTTTCCTATGTAGACAATAATGGATCTTTTGTTATGAGCGTATTGACCAAATGATTTATTATCTTTAGCAAAAGCGTTATCCTTTGTGAATTGTATCTTTGGCAGGGTCTCTATGCCTACAGCTTCTTTGCAAAATTTTATGAAATCAGCCAATATCTCAGCCTTTTTTTGTAGTTCCACTTTTTACAGTTTTGAGTTTACTTTGTCTAGAGCTTTTTGTTTGTTTTCTCCCTTTGGTGTTCCTACTTCTCCGCTCTTTATTGATACCATTGAGTTAAATATACCTTTTATTCTTCTTTTTGATCTGTCTGATAGTTTAGAAAGCTGATCTAAGAAAGGCTCAAATCCACCGTCGTAATCAAATCCATCAAGCAGAGTTTTTATGCTACTCCAGTTTGTTGTCTTCCAAATATCTTCTTTTGATATCTCTTTCTTATCTGGAGTAAGTTTTACTTTTCTTAGTGTTAAACCAGAGCTTGAAAGATTAAATTCATACTCTTCGTCTTTTTCTAATTTTGGTATATCGCTTATTCCTAACTTCTGGAATATCTCATCGTTATTCTTCTCTATGAGAATCACTTTTATAAGACCTAGCATCAATCCTTGAACTTCTGCTGGGTAATCAAGGAATTCTTTTTTAAAGTTAGATTCCTCCTCTGAAGTTGAAACCATGTTATCGATCTGTATGAATTGATCAGGTTTTCCTTCTATCGGATATAATATTGTTACTATCTCACCAGTTATAAGCGCCTTTTTTCCTCCGTATTTTTCACTCTTAAATGGAACTATCACATCATCAGGCAAAGATTTAACAAAGTTAGCCAGCTCATCTTTTGCTTTCTTTTTGTCAGTTCCTTCTAAAGTTACGATAAGATCTATATCACCAAAGTCTTTTTTACCTCCTGTGTTATATGATCCTGATATTTTAGCGTCTTTGAATCCTTTGAATTTACTAAGCACTTTTTTAATGTAAGAATCCTTTGTCTTTTCTACATCAGATCTTTCTATTCTATTACCTCCAGCTGAACCAGACTCATTAAGCTTTTTTTTTGAATTTAGCTTAGAGTCATCTGGTAAATATTGTCCTTTTAGACCTAGTCTTTCTTGGTTATCAATCCAATATTGTTGTAGATTTTCTGGGATATCAGCTCTTGTTGAGTCTAATATTTTGAGGTATCTGTCTAATATTGAGTTATATTTCTCCTCAGGCAAATTCTTTTTAAGGAATTCTTCTAATTGGAAATAATCGTTTAATACGTATCTTGTAAATTTAAGTCCTGATCTTTTATTTAAGACTTTTATTGCCTCTTCAGGAGTTGACGCGACTTTTTCATTTGTATCTCTATCGAATACCCCTTCACCATGTAAAAACTTAAGTCCGTTTTCTACAAATGTGGCAAGCATCAATTGTGTTCTGTGAAGTCCTTTAACGTTTCCTGCATAAGTATTAGAATAGTAACTGAATTTTAACCACTCTAGATTTCCTATGTTTATGTCAGTCTGTACGTTTTTATTAAGGCTTTTTCCTTTTGAATCGTATTGAGGTATATTAAAGAATATTGTACCTGATCCAGAGCCTTTTGTGCTCACTTCCATATCAGCTCCACCATCTTTTATTTTTTCTCCAATCAATTCGATCATGGCCCTAAGCTGAATTTTTTCTGGAGACGCTGTTTTAGATCTCTTTTTAAATCCTTCTACAAGCTCATCATATTTTGATTTATCTACTCCCCAGCCTTTGAAATCAGGAGTCTTACCGTCTGGGAATATGTTTTTAACGTCGTATGCTAAATCTATATCTCCCGAAACTGGTTTTTTACCCACTGATCCAAGTCTCTCAAATACCTTAAAACTGTTTGCTTTAGCTGGGAATATCGCTGAGAGTTCATCTACGAATTTTTCCATCGTAGGATCAATGTCTTCCTTTTTTATAGATGCAGTAGGATTTGTACTTCTAAATACATTTCCTCCCTCATTTATCAATCTTCTAAGTAAAGTTTCAAGGATTATTCTTCCTTCTTTCATCATTTTAGGTGGGTTTGAAAATTTATCTTTTACCATTTTTGCTATCTTAGGATCATACCATCCAAAAACACCAGTAAAAAGCTTTTTATATTCTTGATCTGAAACATCTGCACTAAGCGCCTTCCTCATATTCGTTCCACTCATTTCTCCAATGCCTGGAATATCAATACTAATATGAGGCGCTACGATTAAGTATCCATGTCTTTCAAGTCCTTCTAACTTACTTTCGTCTTCTGTATATGGTTTAAAGTAACTAGCACTACCGTCTTTTTTAGGTTGCATTGAAAACCTTGGACTTTCTTCCATGTCTTTTTTTCCAACCATGTAAACGACTGCTGTGCTTTTGGGATCAAATTTTGAAGTTATCTCTTTTGCATCATATGGATTTTTTACTTGAACTAGATTGGCTCCATATCCAAATTTATCTATGATCTGCTTTTTTTCTTCAAAATTAAGAGGACTCTTATCTCCATCTATCTTATTTGTAGTTGCAATATAACAATCTTTTCCAAACTTAGATATCAACCACTCAAATGCTTCTGCATGGTGTTTTGAAAATGGTTGAAAACGACCTGGATATATAGCGATTATCTTTTTTACTGACATGTTTATAAATATCTTATTCGTGGTGTACTTTAGAGAAACCGTCTTTTCCTTTTGTAATTTCTATATGTGCATCTACAACATCTCTTATAGTGTCAATGTGAGATATCATTACTATAAATTTGAATTGTGTTTTTAAGTAATCAAGCAGTATAGATATGTTACCCATGTTACTTTGATCTAGCGCTCCAAATCCTTCGTCTATCGCCAAGAAATTAGGTCTTGGAAGAGAAGTTATGTTAATCAATGAAGTCCTTATTGCAAGAGTAGACACAAACTTCTCCATTCCAGAACTTAATTCTATAGGCCACTTTCTATCATCTTCGTACTCAATGAATGCATTTATGTTTTTACCATCAGACTCCATAGCGATTTTAAAATCAACTACTTGGGAGAGAACGTTATTGATATCTTCTTGTATTCTTGGAATTATAGAACTTATTATATCATACGGAAGTCCGTCTCTTCCAGTAGCAGAGAGATAGTACTCGTAATATTTGTATTTTTCTTCTATGTTTTTTAAGTTTTCAATATTCTGCTTTGAAGATTCTATCTCTTTTTGTGCAAGTTGTATCTCAGTATTATGACTCATTAGATCGTCTTGAACTTCTTTGTATTTGAGTTTAAGAGAATCTATTTGTGCCTGTATTGTCCTAAGTTGCTCGGTTATCTCCTGGTTTGATTTTATCGCTGCCTCTTTCTTCTTATATTGGTTTACGTTGTCTTCTATCTCCTTTATAGACAAGTCCTTCTGGTGTAGCTCCAGGGCATATCTATTGATGTTTGATTCTATCTTTGTGATATCATTTTTCTTTTTATTCACTTGAGCATATAAATCCTCTTGATCTGATACTGTTTGTTTTAATATCTCTATGTTTTGCCTTAAATGTTTCAAGTTATCTACAACTGACTTTGCTTCTATCTTATCAGTTTCTATCGAGTCTCTTGTTGCAATTGCGTCCTTTACAAAAATGTTATCCATGCAAAACTTACAATTCTCATCATATTTCAAGTCCTCAAGCTTTTTCATTTTTTCAAGTTTATGAGTAAGCTGGGTCTTGAGTTTTTCTACTTGGATAGACATTTCTTTTTCTTGATTCATTAACCTTTGTAGCTCATCTTTCGCCTTATTGTGGATCTCAAGGTCTATTATTTGAGCCTTATTTTGAATTTCTGTGAGCTCTATTTTTAAAGTCTCAAGCGTTTCTCTTTGAGTTTTTAGATCCTCTTTTATCTTTATTTTTTGATTTTTTAAAGACTCTTTTTGAGACTCTAGAAGATTTATATCTAATATTTTTGAGTCAATCTGAACTATCTTAGAACTAAGTTTTACGTATTTTGCATTCTCTTTTTCTATCGATTTTTCAAGATCTTTTTTCTCTTTTTCTAACTGTCTATATTGATTTGAATACGTCTTTATATACTCTTCATATTCTTTTAACTTTACAAAATGATCTACTTTTTTGTATTCTTTTATAAGCACAGAAAACTCTTTTATCTCTTCGTTTGCTATGAGATATAGATCCTCAAATACTTTTATATCTAAGAACTGAGAAAGCAGATCTTTTCTATCAGACTGTCCCATATCAATGAATCCAGTATTATTATTTTGCATAGACATACTGGTCAGCACAAAATCTTCATATGATCCGATTATCTCTCTGATCTTTGCATTTGTGCCGAATCTATCATCTCCGTTTAATGATACTTGAGTTCCATCTGGGTCTGTGTAATAAAAGTTTACATCCTGTTTTACGTTCTCTGATTTTGGTCTATATGAGGCTTTTCTTTCAATCGTGTATGTCTTTCCGTCTAATTCAAACTCAAATTTACAATGGAATTCTCTAGACTTATTATTCATTACAAGTCCTGCCTTTGAAGTCTTTGAGCACTTATCGAATAGGCAATACACAAGCGCTTCTATGCTAGAGCTTTTACCAGACGCATTTTGAGCGAATATGCCATAAGCGCCTTCCATGTTTGTAAAGTCAATGACATTATCTTTTCCATAACTGAACATGTTTGAAAACTCCAGTCTCTTTGGGTTCCACTGTACATTTCTAGTTATGTCAAGCTTTGGTATTCTGTGGTTTATCTGAGTATTGAGTTCACAGATCTTTGATATCTCCTCTTGATCTAATCCAAATTTGCTTTTCAGATATTGAGAAAGCATCATGTTTTGGTATGCTACATCTCTTACATTAACTACGTTTGTGCTTTGATGAGATGTTGATTTTGAGAAGTTATTGATAGTCTGATGAGAAAGCTCTACTACATTTCTATCTTTTTTGACTTCTGCGACTATTTCTTTTATTAGAGTCGGAGGCGTGTTTTTAGTTCTAAGTCTGAGATATAAATTACTAGGCAGTGTACTTGGTAATTCCTCATAGATTCCATTTTCTACGTAAAGAGTATAGAAAGCAGTATCATTTTCAATAGGAACATACTGGGCGCTTTTAGTCTCTATATCCCAAACAAGTATACCATGATCAAGTCCTTCACCGTGATTTTGTTGTATTAAAGAACCTGGATATGCTATTGTCTTTGACTCATTTAGAAACTGTCTTCTGTGAATATCTCCTAAAAGCACTAGATCATATCCATCAAAATCAGCAACGCTCATATGATATCCAGTCAATGAAAAATCTCCTTCAGTAAGAGAATTATTCACAGGACCATGAAACATGCAGATCTTGAAATCTGATTTTACCTTAGATGACTTTATGTATTTTTTAGTATCATCAAATATAGACCAGTGAACAAAGTCTATATTGGCCATCTTGTAAACTCCAGTGTCTTTTATGTACGTGATGTTTTTATCTTCCATCGCGTTTATAATAGGAGTTAAGCTGTCCATTCTGTGATTGTTGTTCAGATTGGCATCATGGTTTCCTGGAATGACAATGGTTGGTAACAAAGAAGACATCAACTTTAAAAAGTTTTGTGTCTCTTGTACCAACTCAGGTGTGATATCTGTTTTAGAGTGGACTATATCACCAGTAACGCAGATTATGCTCTCTTCAGTCTTTGTTGAGTTTATATACTGTGCAAGCTTTTCAAAGACTCTTCTGTACTCATCGTGTCTTTTAAAGTTTCTGATGTGAATATCGCTTACATGATATATCTTATTGATTTTCTTTACTTTTGACTCTATTACCGTAGGTTTTAACATAGGGACATTTGCATTTTTAGCATCAACAGACTCGAAGCCGTTAGTGGTTGAGCTGTTTGTAAACACTGAATCATTCCTTCAAAACCTATTTCAGAGGGATCTTTACCCTGTAATCTTATGAGATAGACTTCTTTTCCAAAGTCTATTAATTTCTGTGCATGATCCATTGCCTCATTTACTGCATCATCATCAAGAGCTAAATAAACTGTCTTGACTTCTGGCTGTAAAAGCTTGATCATTAAGGCTTTAGATATTGTTTTACCAAAGAGTGGAATTGCGTTTCTTTTTATTGCGATGGCATCAAATACACCTTCACAAAGTATAACTGGGACTTTCCAATTTACTAAGTACTCAAATCCTACTATCTCTGATTTTGAACATGATGGTGAGTCTATTTTCTGAACTGGCTCTTTTTCAAACGATCTTGCAACAAAATAGTTTAGTCTGCCTTTTGAATCATAAGAAGGCACTATGACTTTGTTTTTGTATCGCCCTGTCTTGCAATATCCCAGATTATACTTGAGGATGTCAGAAGATGTAACCATTCGTTTCTTTAAATAAGCGAGAGCTTGTCTTTTCTCTAAACTGGTGTCTTTTTTATCACCGAGACTGATAAACTCCTTTGGTATAACTATCGCGATATTCTCTTTTTCGACTTCGATCTTTGTTAAATCATTGACGAAGTAGCCTTTCATTTCCTGTATTGCCTCTGACGGTGCGCCGATCTTTTTTAGTAAAGAGACTGGAGTTTTGCCCGTGGTTTTAGGATGACAAGTAAAGCAATTGTAAACTCCGCTTATCACATTTACCATCAGTTTTTGATTCTTGTGATTACATACTGGGCAATAATAGGCATAGTCACCGTTTGACAGTTTTTTGCCTTTGCCTAAGTATATTTCCAGTAAACTTTGTACCAATTGGGAGTTATCCATATTAAAAAATGTAATGAAAATATGAAAATAAAAAAATTTAAAAAAAAAGTGAGAAAATATTTTTTTTATTCGGGTTTTTATTTATATTCTTTCCTGGGGGAAGGGGAGAGGGAACAAGGAGAATATAATAGAATATAAGAAAATATAAAGAATATATTTAGAATATAAAGAAATATGATTAATATAGAAGAATATAAGAATAGAACAGAACTCACCAGTTTAGAGTTAGATATTCTGTATTTGTATCTGGACATGGAAGAACAGAACATGACAGATGAAGAAAAAGCAATGTGGCACGATATTTTACAACAAATAGATCCAGATGATGAAGTATAAAGTAGTATTAGCAACTCTTCAAGGTTGTTCGTCTTGTCAAGCGTTAAAAGACATATTGACCGAGAACAACATAAAATTCGTAGATGTACCTTGTGATGAAGATCCAAATCTATGCGATGAGCTGGAGAAGATAACAGGATCATCAAAGTATCCTATGGCAATAATAAAAGACTATACTCAGAACTTAGACTATATTTATTTCACAAGTTTTGATTATAATAAATTAGGGAAAGAAAATCAAATAGATAGTAAAGTAAAAACAGTCGGATTCTTCTCTCCAGATCAAATATTAATGAAAATCAATAGCATATGATGAAAAAATTAACAGAGCAACAACTGATAGAAAATGTTGAGAAGTTCTATGATCTAATTAAAAAATATCTTCCAGACAATGATAGGACAAAAAAACTTATCAAATTCTATCAAGGTATCGAAGTAACTCTACTTACATCTCCAGCATCGACAAAGATAGATCATCACAACTGTTTTGTAGGCGGATATGTAGATCATGTGATTCGTGTAACTGAAGCTGCGCTTGTATTTGACAAAGTTTGGGATAAATTTGGTCAAGAAAAGACTCACACAACTGAAGAGCTAGTATTCGCAGCAATAAACCATGATCTAGGTAAGCTGGGAACTAATGATCAGCCATTTTACATTCCACAATCATCAGAGTGGCACCAAAAGAATCAAGGAAAGTATTTTACATATAATCCTGAGATGCAACACATGAGAATTGCTGATAGAAGTCTGTTCTATTTGCAAAAAGCAGGCATTCCAGTCACTGAAAATGAATACATTGCGATAAAAGTACACGATGGATTATATGAACCAGGCAATGAATCATATCTTAAAACACATACTCCTGAATCACAGATCAAAGGTCATCTGCCTTATATTCTACATCAAGCAGATCTGATGGCTTCTAGGGTTGAAAACGACGTAAATAAGGCATAACATGATAGAAATTATATCAATAGCAATCTGGCCAATAACAATTGTAGCATATGTAATCTGGAACCTTTACAACAAGAACGTAAAGCTAGAAAACATGATCGTAAAGCAAAACGAGTTCATAAAATCTGTGTTAGGTCTGGCCGATAACATAGATAAAACTGCTGCAAAGATAGACTCAACTATGTGGGTGTCAGCTGATGCAGAACTCAAGCAAATGTTTGACGACATAAAAGTAATGCAAGAGAATATCAAGCAATTCACAGGTAAACTATAAGCATGGTAGAAGAAGTATTACTTACAAAGAAAGGCAAGCCAAGGAAGAGAAAGCCAAAGACAAAGATTGACTACTTTACTTTAGAGACTCAGGACGCAATCATACGATACAGAGAATCAAGTAAAGAATCTGAAAGGAATAGGATATATAACAATGAGATTCATAATGCTTTCTATAAACTTGCAGAGAATATCATTCATACTTTTAAGTTTTATCACACAGAAGTTGAGAATCTTGAGGATCTAAAATACGAAGTTATATCTTTTATGCTTCAAAAGATCCATCTCTATGATACTTCAAAAGGAAAAGCCTATTCTTACTTTGGAACTATAGCTAAAAGGTATCTGATTGCCTATTGTCAAAGGAATTATGATAAGCTTGTAGAGAAAAAGCCTCTTGATAATGTAGATAATGATGAGAGGACGATAGACAGTCTTATAATGCAACCAGAAAGCGGTGAACTGGATAGATCTGCGGTCATAGTTGAGCTTCTTGAACATCTAGAAAAGTACATGATAGATATGTTTGAGAAAGAGGAGGAGATAAAAGCAGCTGACGCTCTTATTGAAATCCTTAAAAGATCAAACCAGATAGACATTTCAAACAAAAAAGTGCTCTATGTCTATGTAAAAGAGATCGCTGATGTAAAATCTACTGCAATTACTGCTGTGATAAACAAAATGAAAGAGATTTACGTTAAAATACTCAATCGCAGAATAGAAAACGATGACTATTAGTATTTATAAGGAAAAGAAGTATGGCTTTAGATTTAAGTCAAGTAGTATTTAACGGTAAAAACCTCGAAGATCTTGTAAAAGAGGTCTACGATAACCATAAAAACCAAGATCAGCTTTTAAAAACGGAGATCACTAGGCTAGCCAGCATGATATCAAACCCTGGTGATGCAGTAGTGATCATTCCTATGTTAAAAGGTCTTATGGATTCAAGCTTAAAGAACGATGAAACTATATTAAAGCTTGTAAATGTGTTCCAGAAAGCTACCGAGGGCGCTAAGAAAGATGATTCTGATGATCTGGGTATATTGACGGAGAAAGACGTAGAGCAGTTATTCCAAGAAATAGATGTGATAAAAGCTCCAAAAAACAAAGTAGATGTCAAATAGCCTTGGTTATTCTTTAGGGTCTGGAAAATCACAAAATACTGGAGCGCCTTTTTATATTGGAAGGGTTAAGTCTATAGTATTGAATCCATATTTAGACAACTCAAGACAACCAAATCCTGACTATAAGACTGCTGCTGACATTGGAAAGATAAGGTTTGATAGAATATACTCAAGCGTAACTAGTACAAATAGAGGCAATGAAAACGACTTTGCGTATCCTATGTTTGGGTTTATAAAACAATATCCGCTCATAGGTGAAGTAGTCGCAATATTCTATGGACCCTCTGATGGACTAAATGATAGCAAAGATAGTCAAAAGCTTTTTTATATGCCTGCTTATGCTTTGTGGGGCGCTGTAAACCACAATGTCATACCTAATATGTTGGAATACAGCCAATTTTTATCAAACTATGTCAAACAACCAGAATACGGAGGTTCGTCTGGTACTCCTCCAGAGTTACCAAAAGGTTACACATTTACTGAATCGGATAGCGTTAGGAACCTTACAAATTTTGAGGGGGATTCTATTATAGAAGGTAGATACGGTCAGTCTATAAGGTTTGGGTCTACAGTTACAGGGTTCAAAGGATACAATCCATGGTCTGATACTGGAGCCAATGGATCACCGATAACTATAATTAGAAACGGTCAGGGCAGAGTAATCAACCCTATAGACAAATTCGCAAGCACAGTAGAGGATATAAACTCTGATCATGCTTCAATATATATGACTTCTGGGCAAAGAATAGTGTTAGAGGATCTTAATAACTTCCCGATGAACTCATACTCAAGATTTACAGTATCTACTGAAGTAGCAAGTACACCAAAGATATTTGAAAAACCGACATCAACAGACTATAGTCCAGCTGCAGATCAAGATAAACGTACATTTAATCAAGCATGATAATTCCAGAATTTCCATACAAAGGCAATCAGATTATATTAACTTCAGAAAGAGTCACTCTCCATTCAAAAAAGGATGGAGTTTTTCTCTTTGGTAAAGCGACTGTAGGACTATCTTCTGTGGGTACAATAAATCTTGATTCAAAAGAGAAGGTTCTTATAGATTCTCCAAAGATTGAATTAGGGAATAAGGCAGAGCAGTTTGGAGAACCTGTTCCTCTTGGAAACTCATTGCAATCAGTTATAAATGACATGAATCAAGCCATTACATTGCTTGCAAATGCTATGTCAAAAGCTAATGGAACAGACGACGTCAGCACCGCTGCATCACTCGCCACTATACAAGTTGCTGGCAGCGTTGCAATAAACACCTTGAAAAATGTGCAAGCTAGGTTACCATCCATATTATCACAGACAACCTACACCAAATAATGTCACAGGAAAAACCAATAGCAAATTTATCGCAACAGTTAATTAAGATAAGGGAGTCTTTTAATCAACTTGGAAATATTTCTAAGTCTCTTGATAATAATGTAGGCAACACTAACGGAAAAGGTATGGCCGCGGTTTCTAATAATATTTGGAAATCTATACTTTCCTATTTCAACAAGTTTCCTGAGATATTTTTTGGCAAAACATCTTCTAAAAAAGGTCAAAAATCAACCAATTATAAAGATTACGGAGTAGCTTATCTTACAGCATTACTAGCTTCACTGGATCTGTGCTCCATAATAAACACTATAAGCAATCTCACTGAGAATCTTAACGTAGCAAAGTTCAATCCTAACCAAAATCCTCCACCTAATGATTTTAAATGGAAAGTTCAGAAAGTGGCATATGAGATTCAAGTTTCTATAGACGAGTTCAATAGGATATATTCCCTAAGTGCAAATCCAGGATCGACTATATCAACTTTTATAGCATCAGTCTCTCCAAATCTACAAAAGCTAACTAGTCAAGAGTATCTAGGATCTGATGATATGCGTAAAGCATTTCCTCAAGTAGATCAGATGAATAACTGGTTAGTAGATAAACTATCAGACTGGCAGACTAGTAATACAATATCAAATACTGACAAAGAAAGCATAAGTAAAAACCTCAAAACAATAAGTTTTATGAGGAATACATGCGTTTTAATTCAAGGTCTATCTACTCCAGCAAATTTATCTAGATACGCGCAATCAGCTTTAGGACCATCAGTCTATGAAACTATTGACAGAATTGGAATAGACAATATAGATCCAAAGAAACTGGCAGATACAATAGGAAGCATGCAGAGTCTATTGATTCCTATAAACAAAGGGGCATCATTCATATTAAAGTACATACAATATCTTCAATTTATAATCAAAGTATCTTTAACACTCGTAAAGATATTTAGAATATTGATAAACTTTTTCATATTATTACCTATACCGAATGTTGTATTGATAGCTGGTATAAATGTTGGATTGTCTAAAGGTGAAAGAAAGATAGATGACTACTTAAAAAATACAATAAAGCTTCTGTCTGAAATAAACCTTTTTGTAGCGATGATAGTGTCTCTATTAAAAGGCCTCACTGCCGTTTTGGATCAGATAATTTCAGACTTAGAGACAATATTACAGAAGTTTAAAGCATGCTCAAGAAATGATGACAATACAAACCCTGAGATTGCTAAGATTACAAAGGATTTAGAAACTTCTTTAGGAGAAATCAAAGCAACAAATAAAGGACTAAAGGATTTCATAACTAATTATGAAACTAAAAAAGAAAATAACAAAAAGACATATGAAGGTTATACTATCGAAATTAGAATTGAAGATGTATCTGATCAAAACGTACTTAAAACTACGCTTCCTAGGAGATACGGCATAGCTTTAGATGGAGCTGGTATTCAAGCAGTTAGATCTGATTTTACTTATGCTTCAGATGATAGTGTAATCATAAACCAAGTAAAGCTTCTTCTTACTTCAAAAGGATTAGTTAAGCCGCAAGAACAACTTTTTACTAATCAACAAATGGATATCCTAAATGAAGCAATGGCTGCTGTAGAAGACAATACAATATCAATGGACGATATTCCTACAGCGCCTTCATTAAGCGAATACATGGATACACCAGACAATGAAGATGAAAACGATGGTCTTGGTCTTAACGCATTTGTGAATAAACTTAATGGTGGAAAGAGACTTAGAAAGAGAATCAAAGAGTCTATGGCAGCAAGTAAACAAAAATTAAACTCGGACATACAATCCGTAAAAAAATAATCACAAAAAGATATTTATAGAATATGACAAAGTCAGAATTATTTAGGAAAATGATCAGAGAGGAGGTCCAAAAGGCCATCCGAGCAGAAATGCCTAAGATACTGAGCGAGTTGAAGGCTCCAGCGCCGACAAAAGCTTCGATAAAAGAGAGCTTACAAGACGCTATGGGAGTTCCTTTGACTTTAAATACACCAAGAAAAGCAGTACCTCAAGATAAAAAGAGCATGCCAACCTTTGCAAATAACTCATCAATCAATAGTCTTCTACAAGAGACTATGCTAAGTATGACAAGTGATGATGCGGCTGGGTTTGGAATGAATGCTCCAGATATGCATCCTATAGAGGCTTTTCAACCAAAAGTAGATCAAGTAGGCGGAGTGGAAGACATGCTCGCTACAGCAAGGGGAGCTGGAAGTATTGAAGCTGTTCAAGTTAATGTAGTTCCAGATTTTAGTGCATTAATGGATAAACTGATACAGTCAGGAGACATGAAGTAAAATGGCATACGGACTTAGACAAATACCTATCGCAGATCTTAAACCCTCAACAGCACTTGGGGTCGCTATACCTTTTCAAGCAAATAACGTATTTACTTCTGTGTATACTACTGCAGAGCAGACAAAGTACAATATAATTAACTTCATGCTTACCGATAGAAGGGAAAGGCCATTCAATCCTAACTTTGGAGCAGGATTAAGATCAAGACTATTTGAACAGATTACTCAAGACGATCTTGATAGCCTTAAACAAACAGTTTCTAATCAAGTAGAAGCATACTTTCCAAATGTACAAGTTAATTCCTTAAACATTGTAGGAAACCCTGACGATCATACAATCACTATAACAATGACATACTCTCTTAAAAATCTAAGGACATCTGATACCTTACTTTTAAGAATACAAAACGGATAAAATGGCAAACCAGACTAAAGATATTAAGTACATAAATAAAAACTTTGACTCGTTTAAGGGAGACCTCATCGAGTATGCAAAGGCGTATTTCCCTCAGAACTATACAGACTTTAGCCAACCTAGTCCTGGTAGCATGTTCATTGAAATGGCATCTTATGTTGGAGATGTATTGTCATTTTATCTTGACAACCAACTTCAAGAGACGTTTATACAGTATGCAAAACAGACCAACAACTTATATACCCTTGCTTATATGCTTGGATATAGGCCAAAAGTGATCTCCACGGCGCTTGTGAACTTGGACGTGTATCAACAGATCCCCGCAAAAACAGATCCAATTACATTTGCTAAAGTACCTGACTGGGATTTTGCATTAAATATACAGCCAGGAATGCAAGTAAAGTCAAATGTAAACTCAAATGTATATTTTTATGTGCCAGAGAGAGTTGATTTTACTGTATCATCTTCTTTAGATCCAACTGATATATCTGTCTATACTTTAAGTGGAACAAATCCTCAAACTTACTTACTTAAAAAATCAGTACAAGCTATATCAGGTCAATTAAAAACTATATCATTTACTTTTGGAGCAGCTGAGAGATTTAGCACTGTGACTATAAATGATTCTAATATAGTTTCTATTGTGTCAGCTGTTGATACTGCGGGAAATAACTGGTATGAAGTTCCATATTTAGCACAAGATTTCATTTTAAGTGGATCTGTAAACACAAGTTCAGATAAGAACACTGTACCGTATGTAATGCAGAAGGTATCAACTCCAAGAAGATTTACATCAAGATTCCAATCAAATGAAAGCTTAATGATAGAGTTTGGCTCTGGTGTAAATTCTAATACAGATACTGCTTATGTACCAAATCCAAATTCAGTTAGTGTAGGTCTTACTGGCGGTGGTCTAAGTCAAATAGGTACAGCATATGATCCTACTAACTTTGTGACTACCCAGACGTATGGATTGGCTCCAGCTGGCACAACTATTAAATTTACTTATCTTGTTGCTAATGGAGCCCAGGACAACGTTCTTGCAAACCAACTAACCCAACCGGTATCTTTCACAGCAACCGCAACAAACACCGCATATCAAAACACGGTAGTGACAAATAATCCTGAAGCAGCATCTGGAGGTGGTGATGGCGATACTGCATTGGATCTGAGGATGAATTCAATGGCAGAGTTTCCAACTCAGTACAGAGCGGTGACTCAGCAGGATTATCTAGCAAGAACCTTAAGCATGCCAGGACAATATGGTAAGGTTTCAAAGGCATATGTTACTAAAGACGACGTCACTTTTGCAAACTACAACTCTAGTGATCCTGCAGAGAGGGATCCGATACTTATGAGTCTTTACGTTCTAGGACTTGACATAAACGGAAACCTTGCAGCGCCAACGGCAAATCTGATAGCAAACATAAACACATACCTGCAGAACTATAGGATGCTTACGGACGCTATAAACATAAAGCCAGCATACATCATCAACATAGGGGTGAACTACGACATCGTTCTGAGACCAAACTACAACGGTCAGGACGTGCTTGCTAGGACGCTAACTGCGGTTCAAGGCTTCTTTGACACAGACAACTGGCAGATAAACCAACCTATCGTTCTGTCAAACCTATACACCGTGATAGACTCCGTGGAAGGAGTTCAGACAGTAAAGAACATAGAAGTTGTAAACTTATCTGGAGTTGCTAGCGGATACTCAAAATATAGTTACGACGTAAAAGGAGCTACAAACAACAATGTTATCTATCCTTCGCTGGATCCATCAATATTCGAAGTAAAATACCCAGACGTAGACATCAAAGGACGCGTCGTACCACTATAAAACAACTACAATGGCAGTATATAAAATATTCGCATCAGCAGACGCAACGCTATATTCGGCGTATCCATCACAAAGTACTGGACTCGATGAGATCTTGGAAGTAGGTTGTAAAAACTCTCAGATACCTTTTAGTGTTGCTAACTCAACAGATGATATAAGAAGATCGGTAGTTTTATTTTCAAACGAAGATATAGCTACAGGATTTAATTTAGTTCAATCTGCTGCTAATTGGACTGCAAATTTAAGATTATATTTTGCAAATGCAGAAAATCTAAATATGCAATATGATTTATTTGTATATCCATTATCGCAAGGTTGGGATATGGGAACTGGAAAGTTTTTAGATAGTCCTGAGATTAAAAATGGAGTATCTTGGGTAAACGCAACTCAAAATATGCCTTGGTCATCAAATACTTCTTATTTTTATACTGTTGGAGGTGGAAACTATGCTATAGGCGATACTACAACATTTAGTCAATCATTTGAATATAAAGATTCAAAAGACTTAAATGTGAGTGTAAAGAACGTAGTAGATAAATGGGGTGATGGATCGCTTAATAACTATGGATTTATTATAAAGATGTCGTCTTCCATAGAACAAAACACTGGAAGCTATATAGATCTCAGTTTCTTCAGCGTTGATACTCACACTATCTATCCTCCTACTTTAGAATTTAAATGGGACGATAGCTCTTATAACACAGGAAGTCTATCTGTGGTATCAAACAACAACACAATCATCACCATACCAAACAATCCTAACGTATTCAAAAACGATACTGGTAAATATGTATTCTCAGTAAATGCAAGGGATAAGTTCCCAGCTAGACAGTTTACAACGTCTTCCGTATATCTTGTAAACAAAGCGCTTCCAAGCTCTTCTTACTGGGCAATACAAGATGTGAAGACAGAGGAGATGGTGATCGACTTTGATACGAATTACACCAAGATAAGCTGCAATGCAAATGGATCGTACTTTCCAGTTTATATGAATGGTCTTGAGCCTGAAAGGTACTATAAGATTCTGATTAAAATGGATCTTTCAGACGGTGAAAGCATAGACATAGACGGACAAAACATATTTAAAATAACAAGGTAAGATGTCAGAAAAGGTAACACTCATAAAGGAAGTTCGAGGTCTCAATACTTATAAGAAAGTAGTGGATACCGAGTTTACAGAGCTCGTGACTCCTGCTCCTGTTATAGATCAACCGATAGTCACGGTGGCAGACTTCTTCAACTATTACGATCAGCTCTTTTTCGATATACCTGTGACTGGAGTTACAAACTCTCACACGTATCTGGTAGAAAAAAGTCAACAGTACATAGGAGCGGGGGTGATAGACCAAGAAAAACAGGCACTGATCGAGGAGATAAATTCACTGAGAGAACAATTAAACGACTTAAGCGCAACATACCTTAACATCTCACAATTAACGTAATGGCAGAGATAGTAAACATTTCATACATAGGTTCCGGGACAGAATCTCAGGTATACACACCAAAAGACGATGCCCTAATCACAAACAGTTTTATTTTCACTCAATTCGGTGATCCAAACGATAGCATAGAGTATTTTATCTATGATTCGGTTGGAAATCTTCTTGAAAAGGTATATAATGCAACTGGTTATAAGCCAGATTCAACAGTAAATCCAACTACAGAATTATACAGTTCTATAGCTCTTGATCCAAAAAAAGATCTTGAGTCTAGAGGATATAATCGTGGAACTTTGGAAATACAATATAATTTCCTTAGAAACTTATTTAATTCTGCATACGGAAAGTTTTACTGGATAAAAGAAGTATCTCCAAGTAGAACTGAGATAAAGCTTGCGTCACAAGATATAAGTAATACTGATATTCTTAATGGATTTAATCAGTATCAAGCATACGTAGCTGGATTAAACTACTATAATGACTTCTATCTAAACTTTGGTAATAATCAGCATGTCATTGCAGTTAATGTTGCGTACGTTACAGACGATGCCGGGTCATACTTATTGATCAAGCTATATGAACCATTACCTAGTGATTTCGATGTCAAGGATCAGCTCTGGATATCAGAAAAGATAGCTGAGTCTAGTAGGTATAATGTAACTATAGATGTTCAAGCAACTCAAGTAACTGAACAAAACGTATTAAGAGGTCCCAACTATAATGTCAATCTTAATCAGCAAGTAGCTCAAACCACTCCATATTATTCGTACCAGAGCCTATCTTCAACCGCTATATCGGGATCATTCCAGAAGATGATGAGCTATTACCAGGACAAGGCACTTGAGATCAACGTGGACTACACAGATTTTTCAAACTTTGTCCACTTCTCTAGTATTACTTCTAGGATCCAAAACTTTGCTCAGAAGGTAACAAACATAGAAAGCTACACTTCAGCAAGCAGCGCGCAGCTTCTGATATCAGGAGGTATTTCAAACCCAGTCGTATCATCGTCATACGTGCTTTTACAGAAACAGATAGACGATATCATAACAAACTTTGATACTTACGAGTACTACCTATACTTTAGCTCAGGGTCTTACACATGGCCAAAATCAGGTTCTACTCAACCGTACACTCTATACTCTGTAAACTCTCCACAAGCAATAAACTGGCTTAGTGGTATGGTCGCGTCTGCATCATTCTACGATGCTACCAACAAGGATTTGCTTACAAACGTAATTCCACAGTACATCCAGGACGATTCAACAAACGAGCCCTACATCACTTTTGTGAACATGATAGGTCAGCACTTTGACAACATCTGGATATACTACAAGGACGTTACAAACAGGTTTAATGCTACAAACAACCCTGAGACCGGGATATCTCCCGACCTAGTTGCTGATGCATTGATGGCGCTTGGAAGCACTCTGTACACGAACTCAAACATATCAGACAACCTATACTACAGTCTATTCGGTATCAACGCAGATGGATCTCTTCTTCCTCCAACAGGATCAGAAAAAATAACTAGCTATGTTACATCGAGCCTGACTACGCTAAGTCCTAAGGCGATTCAGAGCGAGATCTACAAGAGGATCTATCACAACATTCCTTATCTTTATAAGACAAAGGGAACTAGAAATAGCATAGACGCGATCGTAAACATATTCGGTATACCAAAGAGCATACTGACTATCAATGAGTTTGGTGGTTATGACAGGTCTTTGGTAACCGGGGTCGATTCGATATACAACACAAAGATAAGCGGATCAACCTCTGTGGCCGAGATAAGCTCTTCTCTGCTGCATCCGGACGTTACCCTACAGTACTACTCTACGCAGAAAAGGTTGAACTCAAAGAACCTTGAATTCGGATTCTCGCCAGCAGATTCTATAAACTCGACCATATCATCTTCGGTAGGGTACATAAACATAGACCAACTCATAGGAGACCCCGGAGCTCAGTACTCTGCATCTTATCCAAGTCTAGTTGCGTACCAAAACTCTTTCTTTACAGGTTCTCAGGTTCACGACATCTACGAGTACATCAGGCTTTTAAAGTACTATGATAACTCGATATTTAAGATGGTCAAAGACTACGTTCCTGCAAGATCGAGCCTGTCTACCGGTATGATAGTGAAGTCGCATGTGCTTGAGAGGAACAAATACGAGAGGCATGAGCCTGAGATGGACAATAGCATGAACTACTCTCAGTCGATAGAGACGGTTACCATATCAGCAACCGACGCTCCTGAGATACCGTACTCGACTGCGTATAACTCGAAGAGTCAGTACACAGTAACATCTCCTTACATATCGACAGCATCTACCAACGTATACGGTCCGGTTTCTATGAGCAACACGTATGCCTGGGAGAAATACACTGGAGAGTTTGGCGGATCTGAGATAGAGATGGTGACAGACGAATTCAGTCAGCTTGAGAGATCTTCGATAACGTTTCCGTGGACTTCGTCTGTGGCAAGCACGCAGTTGATGTTTACTTTCTACAATGAAGGGGCGCTTGTAAATAACTTCACAAAGACTCAACCGTCTAAGGAGTTTGTAAGTGCAAAGTATAGCTATGGAATTGATACTCCAATAAATTTTGCAAACATAGTTTCACAATCCTCTTGTCAAAGTTGTGATAGAATATCATGCATGAATTATGAACTAACTAGTTTTACTGGTAGTACATTATATTATACTTATCAAGAATGTGGAGGTGAAACTCAGTATTTAAGTTTAAGCCCAACATCATCAGCTTATTTTTGTGCAAGACCAGAAACATTTAGATTTACAGATGGGTTTTATTTAACTATACAAACTATTCCTACATCATCATGTATTTTACAACCAATAAGTTCATGTGGATCAACTTTTGCAAATAGAAGTGCATGTAATAAAATTACTATAAATGCGATTGATCCATTTGTAGGAAACTATGTAAAATGTAATGGAGATTATAGATCAATAACTTTAACAAGTGATGAAAGTTATACTGATTGTGTAAGATTTGGAACATTAAATGTGGTTACTGGAGAAAATTACACTGTAGAGGATCAAGGTCTTTGTTATAATACTTGTGTTACTACTCAAGTTACAAATCTAAATGCGACAAGAACATTACCAATATCATATAAAGATTGTTATGGTATTGATAAATCTTTAACTATACCAGCATCTACTGGACAGAATTTAGGATGTATTCAGTCAGGAAGCGTACAAATATCAAGATTTGCAATATCTCCATCTTATACAATTAGTGATTCTGGACCTTGTTTTAAAGATTGTATATTATATAAGATAATTAACACAGAAGCAATCTTCTCAGCATCTCCTAGAGAAATTTCTTATTATTATACTGATTGTTTTGGGAATGCCACTACAGCTTCAGTACCAGTTAATTCTTTTAATTATTTCTGTGCTACTAGTGGATCATTTTCTATAGCTTCTCCAGGAGGAGGGGGTTTAGCTTACTATTTCTCTACATCAAGTTTAGGATATTGTAATCCATCCACTAAACCATGTACTACTTTAACTCAAGTATTATATGGTCCAGGTAGATATGGATATTCGTATCAAAAATGTAATGGAGAAAATGTACTTTATGAAAGAATTAGTGATGAAACAACTGCTGATGACATCTATGATTGTATAAAATTAAATACATTATCAACTTTTGGATCTATTACAAATGTGTACACTGGATCTTACTGTGGATACTATACATATCTTACAGAATATACTGGTTCAAGGGATTATGCTGATATTCAAGATTATAACTACTATAGAACAAGCACTGTAAATTCTAAGTATGCAGGAGCTAAATATACAGATAATAAAACAATATTAACTACTTGGTCTTTTGGAGCTATATATGAACCAAGAGATTACTATGTAGATTATACTGGATTGTTTACTACTGTTGAGACTAGTTCTTATTTCCCAACTGAGATGGTATTAAAACTTCCATATCTTGCTAATATCTCAGGAGGATTACAAGAATTAAATTTACAAAATGAAAATTGGGTTTATTTTCAAAATATCTATAAACCTGGAAGTATGGTTACATTAAAACAATTTAATGCAACACAATATTCTAATCAAAAGTATCTTGATAAATCATATAAGGTTCTTGAGAGTGGGTATTCATATCAACCATATTATTATAGAAGTTCAGGATCAGTATCTGAATGTTTTGATACAGACGTTGCAGAAACTTATTCAACTAGTGGATCTACTTATGTAAAAAAACAGTTTTTGCCAGGAAATGCAGTAATTTCGACTTCTCCTCTTCCTCCATACACAGGTAATCAGAATTCATTATATAAATATTTTCCCACTGTTCCATTTAGTGGATCTGATACAATAAGTGGAACTAGCGGTCCAACATCAGGATTTTGGGAAATAAATTTATGGTCTAGTGGAAGTTATGGAGATACTTATTTTGGAAATAGATCATTACTAACTTCATATGTAAGTGGTACAATTCCAACATTTGTAAATCCAGCAACAGATAATTTATTTGATTATGGTAGATTTAAAGCAGGAGAATACTATACTACATCTTTTAATGGATATTATAATTTTTCTGGAGTATTTGTATTTAAAAAAATAGATACATTAGGAACAGAATCTGGATCATTTACATTAGATATTATTAATGGTGGAAGTGGATCAATATCTTCAATATATTCTGCTGGTTTTGTTGATGGACAAATATTAGCTACAAAGACAGTAAACGTGCCAGGAAGTCCTGCAGATTGGGGAACACCCGGCTATGAAATAAATTTACAAACTACACAATATCTGCCCTCTGGAAGTAAAATATTTTTTAGATTAAAAACAAATTATAAAGGTGTAAGTGCTGGTAATACTGATACTTATGGAATTTTCATAGAACAAGGGGCTAATATAATTGCAAATGCTGTAACTATGGATGCTACTTTATGTAGAAGTTTATCTATATCAAGTAATGATCTTTTTGATTCTGGATCACTAACAACAAGTAGTTTAAGTTTAAAAACTAATACTAATAATTTCTTTACTAGTGCATCTACATTCAATCCTAGTTATTCTGATTATTATAACTCATCGTCAGTATTATACGGAGAATTTGGAGATATTAATTACACAATGCAACCAGAAGTAGGTGATTATATTTACTTATATTATGATGGAAGAACAATATTACCTACATCGACTATAGGAAATCTAAAAGCATTAAGATTTAGAATTATTAATATAGACACAGATCCAGTTATTGGAACTCAAAGATTTAATGTATCTCCAAATATACCAGATTATATTACGTCAGGAGTATTAAATAGCTATATTAAAGCAGTATTTGCAAAAAGAGTTCCCGATGAAACTACGATGATACTTCAAGGTAAAAAGAATCCAGGAAAAACTTCTTATGGATTTGCAATACCTGAAAACATCAATCCGCAGATAACTAAGAATATAAACACTTTACAATCTACGATACAATCTCAGATACTAAACTTCTAATCTAGATATTTATAAACATAAACGATAAAAAGAAAAAATGGCTTACTTAAATAGCACATCGGTGGTGATTGACGCCATCCTTACAAAAAAGGGAAGAGAGCTTCTTGCTAGAAACGACGGCTCTTTCAGGATAACGCAGTTTAGCCTTGCAGATGACGAGATCGACTACAGCCTGTACAATCCAAACCACCCGTCAGGTTCTGCTTTCTATGGAGAGGCGATTCAGGCAATGCCAGTTATCCAAGCATATCCTGAAGACCAGGAGATCATGAAGTACAAGCTTTTGACTTTACCAAGAGGAACAGGAGCGATACCAGTGATCAGTTCAATACCAACTAGTCTATTGGGAGCATTTGTATTAGGCACTCCGCTTTCTATATCTCCATCTACGGCAAATTACAATGGATCTAGTACGTTTTTTGAGACTTCGGGATACCAATTTACTATCGGAGACGTTAGGACAATGTCTAGCTTTACAGCGACTGGTATAAATACTCCTGAAGCCACAGCACTAAATACAACAACTACTATTGGAACTAACGTATCTAAGACTGTGATAGGAACTACGTTAAATATGACAGCTACAACTGTTAAATCACTGTTTGGTTCACAAGACACTATATCGACTACGTTAACAATAGTTGGTAGAGATTCTGGAGCTAGATTAGTTGTTCCTATATCGATAAAATTAAGCGCATAATAAAAATATAATATAAAATGTCATATACAACATTAGATCCTACCGATTTTGTAGTTAGTTCGGATTCAGTAGTAGCACCGGCTTGGAGTACTGGAAATCCTACATTGACTGGGACAAACATGATTACTTCTTCTAATGCAGCGTCTCCATCTCCTAAATTTTATCTTGATGTTTATGATACTGCATTGACAGGATCTACAGCTCAAGTTCAATTTTCTATTGCTTATGGTAATGTAAATGGATCTGGATCAACTCTGTATAACACTCTCGTTCCTGGAATGAGTCCATCAAGAACTACTTATGGACAATATAGAAACTTAGTGTATGCTGATGAGACCAAACTATTCAATTTTGGCGCTGGTAATGTCGCATCTAATGATATAGTTGCAATAAACATTGATAGAAATAGATACAAAGAGAGTTTATTTCCTGGAACATTGAAATTAGTTTTAGGTTCTGGAAGTAATACTGTTTCTTTGACTGATGATAGTGTTTATATCACAAATAACAATCTTACTGTAACATACGGTGATTGTGGTCGTATATTCAATCTTATCTCTGGTTCTTATGGATTACCATCATCAACTACTATAGGATCTGCTGCAGCAGGATATACGCCTTCAGGATCTTATGGTTTCTTCCTTCCAGATATCGGTACCATAATTCTAAATCCAAGAGCATTAGCACTACCGCCAGCATCAGGAGGAATCAATCTATATCTTGACACAACGTCTAACCCTTCATTACCATCGTCTTCAAATAGCAATAATTCTGTTTATAATGCCTTGGTAACTGGTCAGTGCTTCCAGCTTAACTCACAGGAGACAGTATCAGCAAACTACGTCTTTGTAAGGGTGAAGAACGGTGATTACAACTATAGCAATAACCCATCATTCCTTTCAGGTTCTAGCGGTCAGCTGATCTATCCAAGCCTTGTAAATAGTCCTCAGACATTCCCTACAACTGTGGGTCTTTATAATAACAATGGAGATCTTCTTGCTGTAGCAAAGATGAGCAAGCCAATGCTGAAAGACTTCACACACGAGGCCCTGATACGCGTAAAGCTTGATTGGTAAACCTAAAAAACTGTTACGAAACTCAATAAAACTACATGGGTCGTTCTCTAAACACTCTTAAAGGATCAGACGTTACTGTGACTCCTATAAAGCTGAAGTATGCCAACACCATACCTAGTGCTTCTATGGATTCTAACGGTATAACTCTGACTTTGGCAAGCAACCAGAGCTTTGATTACAACAATCCTAGCTATGGAGACAACTTTCTGCTCTATAGGTCTGTGAGAGAACTCTACTACATGAACTATATCTCAGGTTCTTTACTCGGATCTGGAAGCGGTTACGAATGGTACCCACAGTCTACGGCTGCAAGCGGTACTTTTGACAACGATTACAGGTACTTTCCCACTGCTTCAGACGCTCAGATCCTTGTGATATCTATCCCTAGGGCAAAGTTTGGAGAGAACATTGCAAGGTCTTCATTCAGTCTATCTTCTTCTACGTACAATATAGTGGACGATGGAAACGGAAACCTTGTGGATGCTGCAGCGAGTAACGTTCACGTGGGAAACCTTCTCTATAATCAAGGGATTGGGATCATCACAAACGTCGATTATCTATATACTTTGACGCCCGTGCCGGTTTGTGCCGTACCAACATTGACTTCACCATTCGCTATAGGAGAAAATGCCGCAGCCCCAACATGGACAATACCAGGAAGTCCATCTACGTATGAATATGTATTGAGCACATCTAGCGCTGCGCCTGCGGGAGCTGGAACTCCGATAGCGTCTAATCTAGGCCTTATAGAATTCACAGCTCTGTCGTCAAGCACGGATTATTATTTCTTCCTTAGATCTAAATGTAGCGCTACAAATTACAGTAGTTGGGTTTCTGAGTCGTTTACAACAAGTCTTGGATTAGTTCCTTTCAGGGACGGTCTTATCTTAGAATTAGAGTCTTTCACCGGATCTAACTACGATGGATCAAATCAAATGACTTCTTGGGTGGATATGTCTGGCTATGGAAATACTGTATATCCAGCCGCCCCTGCAAATTCACAATATTATCCACTCTATACTGCATCTTACTTCAGTGGACAACCTGGAATTTATTTAAGCGCATCATTGACTGGTTTAGCTATAACAGGATCTGCTATGAAGACTCAAGCTAATCTAATTGGATTAAGTGGTAGTATGGGTATGACGATATTTACCGTTTGTAATTTTTCTAACTTTGGCGCAACTGATGTGTATATGGAATATGCTAAGAGCGGAAGTTGGTATGATCTTATTACAGGTAGTTTTGCTTTATATAATGATATATCACCTACAGATATAATACCATACGTATCAGCAAGGGGTAATATCGGTTCATCAACTGTAAATGGTCCTGCAACAATTACAGGGTCTTGTATATTAACAGCAGTCGCAGACTTTAATCTATCGACAAGAGAAACATTTATATATAAAAATAACGTAAGTGGAACTCAAACATATACTGCCAATAGTAATAATACTTCTGGTTTTGATGAATATAAACTATCGATAGGAGCCGCTGTTAAAGATGGTAAATGGGAGTGTGCAAAAGGCTATATAGGAGCTGTGCTTATATACAATAAGGTACTTACAGATTCAGAGAGAACACAAGTATATACTTACTTATCATCATCATACTTATAATAGACTATGCCATCATACGCTCCATTCACGATGTCTTTCCAAGCTGAGACCACGATCTACCAGAACGAGGTGAGGTGTCATGTGAATGAGAACGATTTCAACTACACACTCAATCCTTCGGCGACTAAGTCAGGATCAAGCATATCCCCAGGCACACTAAACGACAACGTAACAGGATCGGATTTTACTCCGTTTGCTACTACTGTCGGACTATACAACGCGCAGGGAGATCTTCTTGTAGTAGGTAAGTTTGGCACACCATATCCAATACCAAGAAACACGGACATGACGTTCGTGGTTAAATACGACTCATAAAATGGTAAAGCTTATACAGATACTCAGAGAGGCAAAGCAAGCGATAGAAGAGTTCGCAAGCACAAGAGGCAAGGGCGCAGAGAAGATAGCAAACAGTGCTAAAGAAAAGGGTGGTCTCTCCATGCTGACGTACACGCACTTCAAAGTTAAGCTACCGTACTACAAAAAGGCCTCTGAGGGAAAGCTGGATCTAGAGCAGGCAAAGAAGGAATTCGATCAAACATACAAAAAGATATCGCTGAATATGACGCAGACCGAGTTCCAAAGAGAGGTTGGTCGACTTGAGGTCCTCGGCGAGTTGTTAATACAAAACGAAAAATGAACTGGTTATTAAACGGACAAGAAGTTACAGACGTACAGCAATTTGGTGATAAGGCCGTTGGATTCGTATACAAGATCACAAACACAAATACTGGAAAGTTCTACATAGGCAAAAAGATCCTTGAAAGCAGAACAAAAAAGCTACTCACAAAGAAAGAACAAGCCGAGTGGGATAAACCAGGTCGTGTACCAAAGAAGAAACTCGTTGTAAAAGAAAGCAACTGGGCTGATTACTGGGGAAGCTCAAAACCATTGCTTGAAGACTTGAAAGGTGGCAAGGAAGGATTTGTTAGAGAAGTGCTTAGGGTGTGTTACTCGAAGAAAGAACTCTCATATTATGAAACTTTTTATCAGTTCGAGTTCATGGTCTTACATATAGATAGTTATAATGAGAACATCCTTGGTAAGTTCTATAGAAAAGACGCCATGGGATCGCAATCTTAGCGCTCTGGTGCTCACCAGGATCGTTTTATTAAATCCACGATAAGAACATCATAAAAAGAAAAAAGAGCCCAGAAAGAGCTCTAATAAAATAGTGTATTTTTCTATATATGATACTAAAAAAGGGACGTTGGAGCGCCCCCTTTCTTTTTGTATTGAGTTTTATGACATACTCTTAAAAATCATCGTCATCATCGCCAAGGATATCGTCAATAGTCCAATCAGCAGTAATTCCTTTCATGCCTTTTTTGCCTGATTTTGCTTGTTTCATTGCCATTGCGGCCATTTTTTCCTCATCATCGTCTTTATCAAATTCAGATGGTTTATTCCAAGTATCTTCTATTTCAGGAGCATCATCTTCATCATCTTCATTCATAGAGTAATCCATATCACTAAAATGATCAATTACCTGTTTTAAATCACCTTCATCAAGAACATCATTGATAAGATATGATAATATATCGTAATCGTCCGCTCCTGAATTTTTCATTTGATCAATTGCCTGTTGTTGAGGTTCATCTAAGATATTATTATAGATAAAATCAACTTTTTCAAAATCATCTACATTTTACATATTATATAAATGAAGTTGGAGATCATCAATTGTATTTGTAGAATCATCTTCCATATCATCATCCTCCATTTCGTACATAGTCTCATTCAGTTCTATAGTGATATCGCCGTTAGGACTTACATTTTTAACTACGCCAGTCTTCTTTTCACTACCGCTAGACAATGTAATATCATCACCCACTTCATGATTATCGTATTCTACAGTCCAATCTTTTCCTCCGTATTCAACTTTAAAATTATCATCACTGGACACATGTATAGTTTTTCCAGCTTCTTCGTCCATGTATTCTTCTTCAAGATCTTCGCTAAGTGAGCCTACTGGTTGAAGATCGATCATGCCCATAAGGCTCTCATTCAATCCTGTTTTAGACTTTGGTTTTGAAGATTTGAATGTTTCTTTTTTTGAGCTGAAGCCTGAGAATGGACCTTGCTTATTTTCACGCATCCATCCCTGTAAATCAAAATTATCTGCCATTTTTGTTTTTGTTTTAAGTTATACTAATAAATATACGCAAATTAGGCTTGAATCAAATCAGTGCTTACCATTTCAAAGTCTAAATCCTCTATCTTTTTACATAAGAGGAATGTAGCTCCGTTTTTAAGCGCCATATCTGCTCCAAGATGTCCTTTCCAGTTCTCAAGAAGATCTTTATTGAGTTGGTTTTCTTGGGTAAAAAAGTACTCTGTCTGGAACTTCTCTAGTATTTCGTAGAGGTTTCCATCGTGTCTTATCAGTGCCTTTAAAGTTGAGATCATTAACCTATTTTTTGAATAATGTGGTTTGAGTCTACATAGTGTAGCTTTCCGTTTTCTAGTTCTATTGTGTAGACCTCATCGTACTCATCTTCGTGTAGTACGTCTTTTACGTCTTTTACGGTGCCGGTTTTTAAAGTTCCTTTTGGGGTTGAGAATATGATCTTCTCCCCTGTCTTGATTGTGTTCATATGGATTAGTTTGCTCTGTAGTAGTCGATCCCATTTATAGTCGTGTCTGGTATTCTGCCTTGGTTTGGGAGTGGTTCTATGTGAATCGAAGAGTCGTTTAAGAGCATCTCGATCTCGTGCTGCGTGTTATCCAAAGAGGCCATGACTTTGCCTGCGTGGTAAGCTGACACAATTATACATATCGACCAAAGAGCTAAAAATAAGGTCTCAAAAGAAAATAACTTTTTGTTCATTTTATTGGAAGTTTGGATTAGTTACTAAAAGATCGTAGTTTGAAAATCCGTTGAAATCTATGTTGTCGGCCGCAATCCTACGATCTACCGTGTCTGCGTCTGATCTCTGTTTCAGCCTCTCTTTTCTGATGTCCTCTGCAATGTCAAAGTACACCACTAAGGAATCTTCTCTGTCATGTTTTGGCATATGAGATAGTCCTGCAGGAGTCATAATGAACACAGAGTCCTGCGCCTTCATCTGAGCGTTTGAAGTGCCGTAGTACCAGTCATTGAATTGAACGTGCTCGTAGAAGAACCCAATTTTTACCAGCTCCTCAAACTTGAATACTGGAATGAAGTAATAGTCTTTTCCGTGAACCTCTCCGTCTCGCATTGGCCTTGTTGTGTAAGAGATCTGATAAGGATATCCCATGCTTTGGAGTATCTTTCTTGCATGATCCTTTCCAGACGCTGCACGACCCACGAGTACGATCCTCTTTTTTCCAGTGAACTTTGATAGAATCTCGTCTATGCTTTTTATGATCATATTATTCTGCGATGACTTCGTTAAGGAATGCAGTTTTCTCGAGTTCTTTTTCTATAAGTCTCATGCATTCCTGTTTGACATCTTCAGAAGAGAAAGATGATTTTTCAAAACACATCTCTTGGAATGTGCGCTCTACTAGCTTTGCTGCTGCTTGTTGTTTTGTCATAACTATATGGATTTTAATTTAGGATGAAAACGAAGTTCGTTGTATAAATCTGAAAATATTTGATCAAATAAATCAAATGTATCTGGTATTGAAAGCGTATCTATGAGTGATGATAAATGCAATCCATTTTGATTTAACTGATCATTGATATCGTGTGATATGATACGTTTCATAAGGTAAAATTAGATGAATTTTTCTGTCTTCTTAAATATAATTACAAAGTAGAACAAAGAAAAACGCTGTCTTGAACTCGTAAAAACTCACGGTTCTGCTTTAATACTCGCAAGATCCTCTTTTTGTAAGTTCCACACTCAGAGTACTTCTTTCCGATGTAAGAAAGGTATTGGTTTCTGCTCATCTTTTTGTTTCCGATCACGTGGTTTTGGTACAGAAGGTAGTCTTGAACACAGTCTTGCCATCCAAAGTACTTAGCGTAGCCATGAAATTCACCCACTGCAGTAGTCGGTCTCTTACTAGGGAGCTTCATTCCTAGAAAGTTGTTGTTTGTCTTTGTAAGTTTGCTCTTCAGATTTGCAGACTCGAGCATGATCTGGGCAAACACTACGTCTGCGTGCTGGATTCCTGCCCTTTTAATCTCCATATAGACGTTTTCCTTTGTGCAGAGCTTGTCTTTTATGGAATCTTCGTTGGTGTAGCACATAAACACGCTACAAACCGCCGCAAATGCCATCAAAATTAGTGCTTTTTTCATTATAAAACGTTTTTAAGTTAATAAATATCAATCCCACCACTTTCGTAGATCCCTTTCGAGTATCTTAAATAGCAATCGATTGGCCTTTTTATCCATATAATGAGACATGTTCATCGCAATATTCTGCTTTGAAATGTTTGCGTATATGTATTTTTCAGTCTTTGTGACCTCCCTGTACGCATGTGGATACTTTGCAAAGTACTCATCATACTTCTCCCATATCTCATTTATCTCCAATCTAAAAGATCCTGGAGTGTCTGGAATCCAAAGATATTCTGAGTGTTGAAATTTATACCACTCATGATCATACGTCTCATTTTCTATCTTTTCTATCAATCTAACACAAGTCATCATCATCTGGGAGTTCTTCTTTGATGACATGGTACGATCATGCTTGCCTATGTACTCGGCCTGATTCTTTAGTTTGGTCTTGAGTATTGCCCAGATGAAACTCGTATCGTAATCGCGATCGCGCCATATCACCTTGAACCAGCGAATCAGATTTTTTATTCCAAGTTTAAATTTTCTCATGACAAGTATTCTTTTTTGTATTTGAAAAGTGCAAGATCTTTGGCTTTTGCTTCGATCTCGACATCGACTTCTACATTGTACGTCTCTATTCTTTCGTAAATATAATCTGCATGAGCCGTAACCACTGCATTTAAGTCCTCAGTACGCCTAGAAGATGACATGTGCATTACTGGTACTGTTTTCCAAGTAGACACAGCAAGCTTGAATGCCTCCTCCATAGTCTGATCTTGAGTACCATAGTTGAAATGATGCTGATCAAACACAATAGGAATGCCGATTTGAGTATAGACCATATCATACAGCATTTTTACAGAGTACTGACTTAGACTGTCGTCATTTTCTACTGTGAGACGAGCTTTGCAAGATGGCGAAAGACGCTGAAAGTTATCACAGAAGCGCCTGGATGCTGCTTCTCGGCTTGGTTTTGTAGTATTAATATGAATATTTATAGGATAGTAAGTTGATGCCTCCAGACCCATCATATCGAATATCTGAGCATGTCTGTCAAGATCGATAATAGTCTTCTCGACTACTGCAGGATTCTCGCTTGCAAGCACATCGAATGGACCTGGGTGGAAAGAAACACGTATATCGTTGTCCTTGATGTATTTACCAAGATCTGCAAGCTTGAATTTGATGATATCGAAACGTGGAAGATCGCTAAACTCGTAAAAACCCATGAACGCAAACATATCGCTTGACATCCTATACAGCTTGATGCCGTGAGATAGGTTATATCTAAGCAGTCTTTTGCAGTCTTCAATGTTTTGTATCGCAAGATTGCTGACATAAGCAAGACCTTTTTGATCGAAAGTCCGCTTTACCATTGTACGATTTACACTGACATGGTCTTTTTTTTGCTTTCCTTGGTTTATGCCCAAAGAAATACAGCAATATCCTAAACGTCTCATAACTTATTATTT